AGATATTCGTGTCGGAACTCCAAACGATGCAGAATTTCTTTGCGCTTTCGACCCATGCGGCAACGGCGGTAATCTTGGCAGCCGTGTCAACCATGGCGGGATCGACAACGAGGCCATACCAGGAGTTATCTTCGTCGCAAATAGCGTTCAGGGACGCGGCAACGGATTCATCGTTGGAATCGGCTCGGCCCACTACGATGCGGTTCACGGTCGGGTTCTGCGAGAAGATAGCGTTTGCCATCTTGTAAACGGCGCCTTCGGTACTCCATCCATCATCGGCAAGAGCCTTCGGGGAATTGTAAGACCTGGCGCGGGTAAATGTGGACGGGTATCCACTCGGCGTTGATCCAGAGTTGTCGTTTTCGGCGGCAAAAGTGGAAAGGATAAGTGGAACATTAAAGGCGGCAACGGACACCGAGGTCGTCTGCCTTGTAATGTTGATATTCACGATGTCTTTAAGTGCCATTTTTAGGCCTCCTATGTTGCAACTGTAAATTCATTGTAAAGTTCTTCGCTCTGCACGATATTCTGCTGCGCATCCACGACAATATCGTCCTCGTCGTCGATGGTTCCGAAAGTCTTGACCTGCGAGATTTCCACGCTCTCGATAGTGAGTGTGCTTCCCTCATAGGCTCGAGTCCACGACATTGTAAGCGTCAAGAGCGATTCCTTGCGCCATTGCGCCTGTTGCATGGACGGCATTTCTTGCGGCCCTTCCGCCTTCAATACGGAAAGTCCCGCATCGTTCAAAAGATACTGATACTCCGGGCTATCGAGCGATTCCAGGAGCTGCATCAACAAATCGCCGTCACCCTCGACTTCCCTAATTTCGACCGTTCCACGATAAACAAAAACGCGCGGGGACGGCAAGTCAGGGCGGTTGTCAATCATGCGCGAGGCGTTGGATCCCGCGAGGTTCCAGCTCCCGGCGTAATTGATACAGATAAACGTTCCCTTGACGCTCGCCATGTCCTGATGGCTCTTTACCACCTTCACCTTCTTGGGCAACACGGCGGTGGCCCATCTGTAAATGGCGTTCCAGAGTTCGGCGGCGGTCTTCGCGTTCGTGACGGTTTGCGCCGTAGGCGTTGCGGGCGTTTGCGTTGCGTTATTGTTCGGCATCTTCGCCCTCCGTCGTTTCCCCGTCGTTTTCTTCCTGGTCTTCTTCGTCCTCGTCGCCGTCGTTGAACAATGCGGCAATATACTTGTAATGGTTGATTAGGTCGTTCGCAAAAACGAGTTCGCGAATAATCTCCCATTTTCGACCGGCCCAAATGACAATATCGCCCGGAGTGTTGGAGCCTTCCACGCTCACGGAAAGCGGCGTATTCGAGTAGACTTTCATCAATCCGATGTCGCGGCGACCTTCGGGCAGGAATTGCAGTTCCTTACCCGTCAGCGGTTGAACGGAGCCGGTGAAGGTTCCGTCCGTCTCGCTAAATTCCCAAACCCCGTTCACGAGTTCAGCGGTGCGGTGCTTGTAGCTTATGGTGCGGGGGAAAAGCGTACTCATATCTTCGCCACCTTGAACTTGATAGATTGACGAAGAAGGCCCGTTTTTCCTTCCAACGGGTGAGAGCTTTTCTTGCCTTCCACATAGAACGGCTTGCCTGAAACGTGGTTACGCATCCAGCCGCCGTCAATGGTAATTTGTGCGTTACCCTCGAAAGAACCCTTGGTAAAGATTTCTTTCATGGCGAGTTCGTAGGTGCCACCGAGCTTCTTTATAGCGTCCAAGGCGGTCGTGTATCCGTTGGATATGGCCTTCAATAGCTTTCTACTTAAGCCCATCATGCGCTTTTCGTTGCGCTGTCTCGTCTGCTTCATCCACGGACGGGGCTTAAGATGGTTTACTTCGCTACCCTTTTCCAGGATGTAGCCGATAGCGGCAAGACCTATATTAGCGTCTTCATGCTGTTTTGAATCGCTGGGTATACCGACCAAGGCCACAAGTTTTTTAGCGGCCTTAAGCTCGCGTTCAATCTTGGCCTTGCCTAAATCCTTTGTCTTGAAAATAACGGACATCATCGCCCCCTGCCGCCACACACGCCAAAGAAGGGCTTGCAGCCCTTGCGGAGCGAAATAAGCATGAGGCCCCAGCGGGTCTGCGAAAGTTCCGCGTCGCCAAGATTACCGGCGGAAGCGGAAACGGCACCGGCACCGTATGAAACGGACAGGTCGCCCTCGCGCTTGGAAGTAATGGAACCCGTGGAACCGCCCTCGGCGTTGCCGGAGCCAGCCCCAAGAGTTCCAGAACCCAATAGGAAAGCGATATGGGCAGCCATGAGCGCGACGGCGTGGTTGTACTTCACGCCGTAAAATTCGCGGTCGGTGCGTTCCTTTGCCATTTCGATAAATACATCAAGAGACGGGTCCTGCAACAATGCGGGAGCCACGGCCTGAATGTACTGCTCAATGGACAAAGGATTTACGCTCATGATTCTTTAGCCCTTGTGATTACTTGGATTCGCGTTCTTCGAGTTCTTTCGCAATCTTGTTCTTGCGATTCATTCCCTTGGCTCGCACGGATTCCTTGGTGGAAGCCGCCACAAACTTGTCTGCCTGGGCCTCGGACTGGATTTCTTCGACAACGGCATCGATCTTGTCGTTCGGGATTTCGTCGGGCTTGCAGGGTTCTTCGATTTCCTTGCCGTCCTTCTTGGTGGTCTTGTAAATGGGAACCACCACGCCGGATTTAATCTTGGCGTCAAGGGTCTTCTTGGCGTCTTCCCAGACGGAATCTTCGATTACGTTGATACCGGGTTCGAGCTTAAGCTTCTGCTTTCCCTCGCCCAGTTCGACGATCATCATGTTTGCGACTTTGTAATTTACCAGCATAATATTATCTCCTGTCAGATAATAGCCCGTCGTTTATGAAAAAAGGGCGTAGGGCCGGGCATGACCCTACACCCAATGAAAAAAAGGTCGGCATACTATTTGCGTCTTTTTGGGGACGCTCCCCGTATGCCGGGGGTGTCTCTTCACAGGAGACTTATTACAGACCGTCACAGAACACAACGGACATCGGGTAGTAAACCAGAGTACCGCCGGTGGACTGAATACACGGAATGTCGTAAACCATACCCGTCAACTGCGGGGGCATCTGTTCGAAACGCTGCGGAATCTGCACTTCGACCTTCAACGGGTCGCGGGCGTAGGCCACAACGCGGGAGGCACCACCTGCACCAGCCGTGGCGAGGTCGGTCACCCAGTCGATGCGCGTAATCTGCGGGTAGTTCTCGCGGATGAAGCCCATGATGGTCTTGTCGCGGTTCGCACCATACGGCGTAGTCATGAGCTTGTTGTACAGCGAAAGCGGCAGGATCACGGTGTCCGGCTGTTCGATGCCGTTGGTGGATTCCGGGCCAGCGGTGATAAGGCCAGCGAAATCGGCAACGATTTCGTCGGCGGTCTTGTTGGCCCATGCCTTCGAAGTGCCACCGGCGTTGTTTGCGGCGACGTATTCGGAAATGCCCGGAGCGTTCCAGAAACCAGGAAGGCCGGACTTTGCGTCACCCTTCCATGCGATAGAATCCTGCTTTTCGTCGATGGCACGGCGGCAAGCTTCGGCACGCTTGGTGTCGAGGGACACACCGGCCTTCTGGGCGCGGCGAATTTCCTTGACGGAATATCCGTAGGAGGAACCGATGTCCTTCACGGGGCTGGAGTGTTCCACACCGGCAATGTCAGCACGCGGGAAGTCATTTGCATAGTCCGCAATGATCTTCGCCATGCCCACCTTGTCGTAAGAACGCCAGATGATGTGGGTTGCGCCCGGATCCTGTTCGGTGGACACCGGGAGAAGGGAGAGGGCCTTGAGGGCCTTGTGTTCGACATCGTAGGTGCGGCTCTTGACAAGAGCGAGCTGGTTGTCAAAGAACACCTGTTCGTCGGCGTCGAGTCTCATATTCTGTTCAGCCATTTTGAAAATCTCCTTATTAGCCGAGGTCCACAATGACCAGGTCATTTGCAGCTTCAGCGGTGGAACGTGCGAACCAGCCCGGGTTCAGGACAACATCGGAGCCGGAAGTACCGTTTGCAACGGTCACGGTCTGCGTGCCGTCGTTGGTGGTGCCAGTCACGGCGATGTCGTTGGCGGCGACACCCTTTTCCTTTGCGGTGAGGGTAACAACGGCAGAAGCGACGCTTGCGACAAACGGGATGTCGAGGGCGGCGAGCTCGGCCTTAAGTGCGGCAGCAACATCGGCGGCGGCCTTCACATCGTCGGTGGTGTTCACCTGGGCGACCTTGTCACCGACAACGACGGTAACGACCTTGCTTGCTGCTGACGTGCCGGCAACGGTAATCGTCACGGTGCGCTTTGCGCCGGCGGCGGCGGAAGTCTTTGCGACGATCTTGCCGGTGGATGCGTTCACGGACACTTCGGCGTCGGCGGAGACAGCCTCACCGGCGGTGCCGAAAATCTTGCCGGTGCGGCAAACGTTGACGGCTTCGCCATCTACGTATTCGGGAGTGTCGAGGGCGGTGCGTGCGGCGATACCGAGCAGGGCGCCTTCGCCCTTTGCGGTCACCTGTTCGCCATCGCCAGTGCCAAAGCAAAGACCACCGAACGGAACGGCGCCCTTCGCGAGACGGGAATCAATCTGGTGAGTAACTTCGAGGCCAACCAGTTCGCCCGGCAGGCCCTTGTCCATATTACCATAAGCAGCCATGATTAGGCCTCCTTGTTCTTGTTGAAATCGTCCTTCCAGGCGTTGTCCATGCGTTCGTTGTAACGCTTCTGCGCTTCATCGAGGCGGGCCTGGTTGGAAATCGGTTGTTTGTTCTGGGGAGGAATATCTGCGGCGTCGCCACGGCTACCGGCTTCTTTCTGCATAGCGATGGTTTCGCAAGCGCAATCGAAGCGGGCGTCAATGTAGGCTTCATCCTTGCCATCGAGCTTGGCGGACGGGAAAACCTTTTCAATGACGGCCTTCTTGATGTCGGCATCGGCCATGTCGGCCTTTACTTCAACGCCGGCGGCGGTTGCCTTGCCAACGATGTCGAGACGGGCCTTCACGGCGGCGTCAATGCGGGACGGCATGTCGGTTTCGGCCTTGTCGAGGCGTTCCTTGTAGGAGTCGCGTTCGCCTTCGGCTGCGGAAATCTTGGCGTTCAGCTTTTCGGCTTCGGCCTTGGAATCCTTGCGGAGCTGTTCAAGTTCCTTTTCGAGGCCATCGGCGCGATCGACTGCCTTGTGATAGGCGGCAATTACCTGGGGCTCCGCCTGGTAGTCAGCCCCGTCCAAGTGAATCTTATCCATCTTGTCCTCGTTTTGGTTGTTGTTTACTTCATACTTGTTCATGTCGGGGAGTGTAGGCGTTCCTGCGGCGTCCATACGGATAGAGTTGCCGTCACCGGCGCGTGGAACTGGAACCAAGGCAACATGGTTGTAACGAATATTACGTTGGATGCAGTCATACTTCATGCCCATCCACGTTCCGCTAGTCCAGTCAATGTCGCAAGTGTAGCCGCAAGAAAGCGAGCGTGCGGTGCCGTTTTCCACGGCGTCGATGCCGTCCTTCTTGGTCGCGGCCAGCGAAACGTAGACGCGGTAAGAATCGGTCGTTACATCCGAACCGACGGAGCCGACTTGCAGTGCCTCGATATTTTCTGGCGTGACGGCTTCTTCGGGGTGCAAAAGTGTCAAAGGCTTAAGGCGTAGCGAGGCGAGCGAATCGGCGTTGAATACTTCTTCGGGCAAGCGGAGCTCGCGGCGTTCGGAGCCGTCCGGGTTGCGGTAAGAAAAAACACCGATTGAAGTCACGGGCGCACGGGCCACAAGGAACCCCTCGGCTGTCTTTTCGGCGGGCGAGGTGGCGTAATCGATGGCGTCTTCGTACCAGTCGAGGCGGCTTTGGGCCGCTAAAATCTTGTCCTTCTTATCCATCATGACCTAAATATAATAAAAAAATAACAAAATAATAACAAAATTTTTTACAAAAATTCCACAAACCAGGGGACGGAATCTAAAAATCGTCCCCTACGGGGTCTAATTTACTGGATTTCGTCTTCCGAGTATTCGACTTCTTCGAGCAAGTCGGCAAGAGGATCGTCCATCGGAAAATCCTTGACGGCCTCCAGAACATCCTCGTCGGAAACTTCGTCCTTGAACTTGAAGTCCACGCCGTCACGGCTCAAGACGACCGCTTCGACCCAGCGATTATATACTATTGAATAGCCCTTTAGAAGGCAATAGTCTTCAAGTTCGATTGATTCGATCAACTTTTCGGTTGTCATTTTATCGCGCCTCCTTTATCAGGTCCAGGACAAAATCCCGTGAAGTGGGTAGATATTTTTCGAGAAGCTCCCTGCCGTTGTCGTTCGGGCTCGACAACATTTCGAGAATTTCGGCAAAAGCCTCCACCGACTTGTTCGTTTCGCCGTCCCGTCCTCTCCAGTATCGGGAGCCGTGGCCCAGGTTGCCGAAAAAGTTTTCTTTCCCGGTCCCGGCCTCGAACATATCCGAGAACGCGCCGAACACGGAATCTTCGTCCCCGCCCTTCTTCGTTTCATTGACAAGGTCCGTAAGCGTCTTGCTGAACTTGTCGATGGTCGTGAGGTTGGCCGGATTCTCGTAGCGTTCTATGCGGTTCAAGACATATTCCGAGACGATGTTGGTTTTCCAGTTTACAAGGGCCTCGAACATTTCGCGGTTTTCGATGGTGCCTAGAATAGCCATGGTCTTTCTGTGCGTCTCGATGTCGTTCACCTTTCCCATGGCGGCCCTTATCCAGTCGTAGCGTTGCGATCCTTCGGCCTTCAAGGCTTCGGCAATTGCAACCCTGCTTTCGTTCGGTATCGACTTGACAAGGCCATTGATTGTGTCGAGCCGTTCGGCCTTTACCGCCGTAACAACGGGGTCTATGAGTTCGTCCCTTACGATTTCGCCAAGATTCCTGTTGCCGAACTTTGCCGACTTCAAGGTAGACGCGTAAACGGCGCCCTTGCTTCGCCCTATCTTCCGGTCTATGGCGTGGCCCACCTCGTGCACGATGTCGCCGCCAGTGGCCCCGGCTTTCTTGATCTTGACTTCAAGGAAAAAAGAACCGAAGGCGCTCCTGGACGAGCTTTTGAGTTCACGCACGAAAGACAGAAAAGTGTTCGAGTAGGCAAGCTGCGATTCGCCGTCGAGCCTCTTTATTCGCGAGAAGGCGTCACTCTTTACGCGGTTCGGAATCTTCGAAGATTCGGGGAACTTCGCGGACAATGAGTTTAAAAATTCCTTTTCGCTTGCAAAGATTCCAACGTTCTCTGCGATCGGTTCGGGTTCGGTCGTTGTAGGCGGCTCCACTTCTTCGGGTACGGACGGCAAATCGGAGCCCTCGACGCCTTCGAGTTCGTTCCAGTTCGGGACGGCCACGCAACGGCACATAATAGCCATTCCTGGGTGGAAGTACGGGGCGTCACCGGTGCGTTTCACCCATTCGCCGTTTTCGAGCCACACGGTCGGATCGTCCCAGCGGCAAATCTTGCCCTGCATGACAAAATGAGACGGCAACGCCTTCGGATATAGGCCGCTGGGGTCGCCCCTGACGCGTTCATCCTGGGCCGTGTCCCAGATGTACGTTTCCATTCCCGCATCTGTCATGCGCCCCTGCGTAAGCGAGGAATTGAGCTTTGCGGTCTGGTCGCGTGCGATGATACGGGCGCGGCGGTAGCTTATGCCCGGTAGGTCGGCATTGATCAGGGCCGTTACTTCCTTTGCGCTCTTGCCAACCTTCACGCCGTCGCGGATTCTTCGGGCCACCGTGTCTAGCATATCCTGCGTGGCCTTTGTGATAAGCGTCACCTGTTCGCGAGACCATGTTTCGAGGACATTCTTTAGCCACGGCTCGTCTTCCGCGAAAGCCTCGCCAATTGCGATCTTCTTAAATGCGTTCAGTTCGCGGCGGTTAAATTCGGAAAGCGACTTCGAAACGCTGACGATTGCACCGAGGGCGGGGCCGTTCGTTCCCGGAACGGGCTCCAGGTCTTCCAGGGCGTCCACGCGCGGCACCATCATGGGTACGGCGATTTTCGCGTATTCCTTCCACCTTTTCGAAATGAAGCGGTTTATGGCCGCTGCATATTGCCGTTCAAGCGAAAGCGGGTACTTCCATTTTAGGCCCTTAAGTCGGCGCAACTTGACTTTAGTCATGCCGCCCGCCCGCTTAAGGTCGTTAATAAACTTGCTCGTAGGAATCATCTATATCATTCCCCCGTTAGGTTACGCCCCTGCGCCTTCGCCCTCGTCCTTGTCGAGGTCAATGATGGCCTCGTCTTCCACGCTAGTTTCGAGCGCATAGCCGCCCACAAAGCGGTTCTTTCTCACTTCCTCCTGCGACAGCACGCCGGCATCGACATAGTTCTTGTCGGTTCGGCTCTGGATTTCGCGGGTCTCGGCATCCGTCTTCTGGTCGCGCTTGGAAAGCGGGTTGAAATTGATGGTGAGCGATTCCTTGGAAGTGTCCACCGTCTTTGTCTTCGCGTTCAGTATGCCCATGAGCTTGTAAAGCGGCGGCGCAAGCTGCGCCTGTTGCAAACCGGCAACGTAGGAATTGAAGTTGTCGTCGTCGCCCTCGCCGGTCGCGTTCATGCCGGCCGCGGATCGACCGAAAAGCAAAGTAACCGGAATGCGGTAGGAGCCCGCCACACTCATTGCCTGTCTGTCCCAGATTTCGGGGAGACCGGCAAAAGAGAAGTTCTCGCGGGTGCAGTCTTCGCCTTCGCCAAGCATGACGCCGTTAATGATGCTTTTCTGTTCGTCGATGGCTTCCATGCGGGTCTCGATGGCCTTGTAGTTGTTTTCGGACACGAGCTGTTCCAGGTTCGACATCTTGTACTTGACAATCGAACATTCCTTTACGAGGTGCGAGATTCCCTGCACCGTAGTGCCGAAGTGGCCCGCGTCTTCAAGGCCCTCGTAGATAGCGGATAGACCCCAGAACTTCTCATAGTCGAGCCAGCCGGGGAAAGCAGCGTCTACTTTCGTTACGGACTTGAAAACGAGACAACGGGAGGCGTGGACGGTAAAGAAACCGCCCGAGGCGTTCTGCAAGATGTAGCGTTCGTAATTCTCGAAATACAATGATTCAGGCATCTTCACCGTTTCCATCATCGACAACATGACGCGGGTTCGGGGGTAAACACGGAGCCCGCGAATAGTCCCGCCCTTGGACGGATCCCATGGCAAATCCCATTCACCGGCACCGGCCACGTCGAAAACGATAATTGCACCGCCGAAAACACGCGCCCACTTCAAGGCCTCTATGAACTTTGCCGGGCCGTCAAGCTTCTGGAACGCCTTGTAAAGCGTGCCATCGTCACCCTCGACCTCAAAGCCGTTCTGCATCATCTTCTCTGCTACGATGTTGACGGCGTTCTTGACGCGTCCATCCGTGTAGTACAGACTTTCAAGCTGCACATCGACAAGGCGCGGGAATCCGGGCACAACGTCGATATTGTTGGATGTCCCGACAAGAGACTTGTCTTTTTTCATTCCGAGGCCGGACAAAACATTTCTCCAGGCGTCGGTGCGGAAAAGGCTGGAAAGTTTTACCATTTTTCTTTTCTCCTAGTTTGTCTTTTTTTCCTTTGTTCTTATTGATAGAGGCCGGAAACACCGCCGCCACGGTAAAAGGCCTGTCGCAAGAGGGAGGACGCGCTATCGGGAGCGTCTCGCGGGTCTTGGCCCGGTCGGTAGTCGTTGACCTGGTTCAAATAGTTCGGGTCGGTATTCGGATCCCATACGATTCGTTGCCAATACTTTTTCAGGAACGAAACGATCTTTATATCCTTGTTCATGCTCTCGGCGTAGGCGTGAACGGTCGGGAATCCAGGAATCCGGCGAAGTTCGCCAGCCGCCATGCCCTTGTCGGGGTTCTTTTCGATGTGGAAATTGCGAACGTTGCGGTTCCTGCACTCGCGGGCGAAATCCAGCTTGCAATCCTCGAAAGTGCCGGTGTATATCTTGCCGTAAGCCTGAATCTTTCCGTCGGGCCGCTCCGCCATGATGGTGAGTGCGTTCGTACAGGAGCCGTCCCACGCGGCATCCATGTGGCCGTGTACTCGCGTGGGTCGGATAGACCAGTCCCACTCGCCGTAGATAGGCTCGTCGAAAATCTGGCCTTCATCCTTGACGCTCGTATCGAGCATGTAGTTTATGGCAAAGAGTGAGGCCGTGGTAGTAGACCGTTTTTCTTCGAGCTCTTGCGGGCTCAAAATTTTCGTGTCTTGCGGCCTGTACTTGATGGCGTCGGGAATGACGAGGTTTCCCGCGTCGTTCTTCATGGCCCAGGCATCATCGTAGTGCCACGGCGTGCCTACAAACAGGCAATTCTTGCCGGGGTCGATGATGTTGGTCATGATTTCAAGAACGCCCTGCTTCACCATTTCGCGGTGTGCGCGTGAGAGCCTGTCCTTGATGGTGATAATATCGTCGCAAAGGATGCGGTCGTAATGTCGGCCCGTCGGCACCTGGTTAATGCCGTATGCGTCGATGGAGCCTTCTTTCGTGATAGTCCTCTTAAAGTCATAGGTCACGGAGCCAAACGGGGAACGGGTCTCCGTTGGCGGCTTGCCGTGAAGGTACGCGAACAAAGACTGAATGGCCGGATTCCTCATGTACGCCTTGATAGTTTCGAGTGTGGACGCAGCTTCCGTCCATGTTTCGCGGATCAGGGCTATACGTTCGGACGGGTGGAAAAGCAGATAGTAGACGATGCCAACCTCGGTGATGGCGGTTGTCTTGTAGGCGCCACGGTGGGCCATGAGCGAGAAATGCTTGCCGCCCGGAGAGTCCCAGACCATCTTGCACCAGTCGGAATGTAGCTTCTTGAGCTTCGTCTTTCCTACCATGTGGCCCAAAAGGTGCGGGTAGTCGCGCACTTTCTCGACCAAATCGGGCGTCCACGAAAAAGCCATAACAGCAACCCCCGCCCTTTACCCTAGACCGGAAAACACTGTGATGGAAGGCTCGGCGGCGTGCGTTCCGCTTGCGCCTTCCGTCTTTGCGGCACCGTCTGCACCGTTCGCGGCTTCGGCGGTCGCGACCGATTCGGGCTGCTTCGGTTCCACCTTTCGGCCCTGCGCGAACAACGTAGAAAGCATGAGTTCCGTGTCCGGCGTCATGGTCGAGGTCTGCGTTTCTTCCTCGGTGAACTTCATGCCGGCAAATTCCGCAATTTTCAAAAGCTGGTCGGCGTTTCCTTCCTTGATGGCCCGTAACAAAGCACGATAAAACACCACCTTGTCGATGGTGTCCTTGCGCTGGATAGGTACGTTCAGCTCCTTAAGCGAATCGTAGAGGGCCTTCGGCACTGCGATTTCGGCGGTAACCACTTCCCGGATGTCGTCGAGAAGCAGCTTCTTTCTGTCCTTGTTTTCAAGGCGTTTTTTTAGGCCCAACGCACTTAATTTTTTTGCACGTTCGGAACTGCGTATGGGCTTCAAGTTCGCAATTTCCTTTGCGCTTGGCTTCGTTCTACGCCCCATACACACCTAACCTTGATAAGCCTTGAATAAGCCAAGGTTTATTTTTTGTTACATTTTCCATACAATTTTTCATCCTGTGAGATAATTTTGTATTAAAAATATAACTTTTTTGTAACGAAAAAGCCAACAAAAAGTAAAACGGCGAACCAAACGTAAGTAAAAAATATCAAAAATTTTCGTCTTTACTATTGCACAACATACATAAATTATGTATATTTACAACGTAAAACAAAAACAAACGAGGTAAAAAAATGACACAGAAACTTATCACCGCCGCAATCACCAACGCTTCCAAGAAGTTCGGCCTCTATTCCCAGGATGGAAAGAGGGGCAAAGCCGTGGTTCTCGCCCGATTCTTCACCCCTGCATCAAACATGACCTGGTACATGACCGAATTTGATCCGGAAACGGGAGACGGCTTCGGCGTGGTCGTCGGTAGCGCGACCGAATGGGGCTATTTCAACGTGAACGAAATGCAGAACGCAAAAATGCAGTCCGGCTTTTTCAGGGGTATGCAGGCGATCGAGCGCGACATCCACGTTACGCCCAAGAAGCAGACCCTCATCGAGTGCATGAAGTCTTACGGTGACGAAATCCCGAGCTGGCTTTTGCCCAAGGAAGAAGAAAAGGCCGCGTAATCCACAGAATCGACAAGAAATCAACAGCCCCGGCAACGGGGCCTTATTTTTAAAGAACCCAGATTTATGCGTATATTCGCATAAACGCCATGTTTTCTTTTGCACGGAAACGCGCATTTAAGGCGTTTTTCGTTCCGGTCGTGTATTTGCTTGACTGAACGCAAAAACGCATTTAGTGCGCACGCCATGCAAAACGGCGACTGTTCCAGGTTGGAATACCCGGAATAAAAAACGAAATCTTGGAAAAAACACCTTTTTCGTGGTGCCGCGAAAAAGGTAAATAGATTTTGACAGTCAAAAGACAGTCTATTGACGGTCAAAAGACGGTCTTCGATAGTCCTTTCCCCTATACACACCCTAAAGATGAAAAAGAAAAATATGTAATGAAATGAGATGTAATGAAATGAAATGAGATGTAATGAAATGGTTCAACGCCCTACCAACCCCCTTTAAAGGCCCTACCAACCCCCTTTAGAAAAATCGTTTAATAAAAATCAAAAATTTACATAAAATTTTAAAAGACTATTGCAAAAATGATTTTTTATTTATAAATTATCTACAAAAAGGCAAAAGAACCCGGAATGCACAAAGATGATGACGGCAGAAGAAGAAAACTTGCAGGCGCAAGAAATCCAGCAAGCAGATGCTGAACTTGACGAGCTGAAGGAAGAAAACCAGAGGCTCCGGATAAAGATTGGACTCCTAGAGAATGCCAATAAATATCTGAAGTACCTGCTCGAGGCGAACTTTGCGGACCATCGCTGGTGTTCTACCAGAAAGTTGTATCCTACATTTGAAGACAAGGAAATCGTCTACAATGTCGCCGGGAATTATAGGATAGGATTTTGGGACCATAAGAAAAAATCTTTTGTAAACAAGTTCAACGGGCGCAGAATCAGCTTCATAAAGGTGGCTTCTTGGTGCTACCTGGACCACTCCAGGGACGGGTATGGGAAAGTCCCGGCAGATGTTAGGCAGGCCATCGATGAATATAGAGATGAGCGCCGCAGATGGACAAATCGTGAAGAATTTAATGACGACGGCGATGAAATAGAGATAATCCCTATTGACGGGATCGCCGACGACGACGAATACTTCGTAACAATCGAAAGCGACGGAGAAGTATGGATAAACGATTCGCCCACCTTTAACATCCTGAACTTTATAGAAGTTTACAAAAACGGCGAAAAGGTTGAATTTTAAATACAAGGAGCTAAAATGGCTGAAATCAAGAGTGAAACCCGAACCGTACTCATGGACGCGAAGGCCGTCCAGCGAGTAGAGGAATATATCGAAAAGACGCGCAGCGAGAAGGGCATACGCCTTACTATCGGAAACGTGCTCGCGATGGCCTTGGACAAGATGCTCAACGATGAAGGTGTGTAATGGCGGTTTCTTCTATCCATGTCGAACTGGATAAGTTTTTCCACGAGACAAGGGGACTAAACAAGGACAACTGCTGGGAATGGTTCGAATCGTTCCGAAACACCCTGCTATACAAGGGTTACGAGGAAAACCCGCACCCCTACGCCTTGGCCCTGCTTGACGAAACTGAATGTTACTCGGCATATTGCGCCGTCTGTAACATCGAAGGGCGCGTCATTGCCGAACTCGAACGCAAGAAGGAAGCCTTTGACTTTGAAAAGGTTTACAAGATTTGCATGGAGAAAAAAGGCAGTGATTACGCGCAGTTGAAGGAAAAGGAGTCCCGCTATCTTGAACTACACCCGGAAGCGAACAGGTGGCGCGACAACAACAGAACGCCGTCCACGAAGTCCAAGGCGAAAAAGGCCACCGAAAAGCACGATGCCGAACAGACGCGGAACGATCCAGAACCGCCGAAACCGCAAGTAACCGAAATGAAGAAAACGCCCGACCAGCTTGTATGGGGGCAGTTCGAAAATGTTTTATTGACGCAGAAGCAACACGACGATTTTTGTGTCCATGTCGGCAACGTGAACGAGGCAAACAAGATCATAGATTCATTGTCTTGCAAGCTGGAGGACGGCTCCTTCAACTCCTCGAACCACTATGCCACGCTCATGTACTGGGCGAGCTACCGCAAGGAGAAGGCAGCGGAGGCCGTTGAAACCGCAAAGGCCAGGGCGGCGGCAAACGCGGAGGCTTTCGGCAACGTAGACCGCCGCACACCGTACCAGAAGAACCAGGACGAGCTGCACCAGCTCTACGTCCTGACTTCCGAGAAACTTAAGGAGCTGAAATGAGCAACGAAGAAATTGCGAACGCCGTGGTCAACGAGCTCACCCTCGCGTACATGCAGGCCGGTTCGAAAATCTCTACGGCAAACGCCATCGACGTGGCGAAGTCCCTATGCGAATCTCTTGACTTCAAGGACGCCGTCGAGGTCAAGGCGGCTTTCCGACGAGCCAAGATGGTGCAAGACATCCCCACCCAGCGCACACTAGCCGATGCGCTCGCAAACCACCGAGCAGAGACATACTCGCGGGCGCCGTCGATCCCCCTCATCGAGAATCGCGACCCGAGAGCGGCTTGGCTACCGAAGTCACAGATGATGCGCAACATCAATATGATGACCGCCATCAGGAACCTCTCCGCGGCCATCTCCGACCGCGAGTACATGGAGTACTGCAAGGCGCATGTCACCAAGACGGAACGGCGCGGCGACAAGGTAGTGGCGGTATACGCTAACCTTGATGCTGCACTGGCGTTCGACAGGCCGAAGAAGGCCATGCTCGAAGACCTCTACGAGAAATACTGGCGCCTACTTCCGATGGCACAGGGCTACCCGAAAGACGCGCCGCTCAACCACGGACTTATACCGCCGAGCGTGCCAAATTTCAAGGTCATGCTGGCCCGCGAGGAAAGATTCAAAAACGGCCGTTGACCGGACGAACGAAAAAAAAAGAAAAAAGGTAAAAGCAAATGAATGAGCAGATGGAACTTAAAATCCAAAGAGAACTCGAATTAAAGGAATTTGAACTTAGATCCATAGCCGAAGCCGAAGAAAAGAGCAAGGAGATAGCCGAAGAAATCAAGGCCGTCCTGCGTAAGCACGGGGCTTCCCTTGCCGAGTGGAATAACAACCTATATATCGTTCCCCCAGGTTTCCAAGTCTATTCCGTATGGAACTTTCCGATAGGTGTACGCCTTGACCCCTTTGACGTAGGACTGACGTGCGAACGCTACGACTGCGACTACCGAATAATCAAGCCTTTACCCGAGAAACTTGCTGATATGTTTAAGGAGGCCGACAAATGAGCGAACTGAAAGTATATCACCACGAATTAAGACATAATGAGTATGAAGAATTTTACCTCAAGTACGAAGCCGACAAGGTGATTGCGGAGCTGAAAGAAAGTGTCAAGGGCCTCATTCTTGACAATTATTTGAAGGACAAGGAAACGCGGCACAACAAGTACAAGCGGTGCCTGGCGATGGCTAGTTACTGGGTTGCCGTAAGTTACCAGTGTGTAGATGACAAGCACAGAAGAAGTGCGGAAAGGCATCACCGCAAGTGGCTGGAACTCGCCGAGCAGTTCAAGGAGGGTGACAAATGCCGTGGATAAAAGCAACGCCTAGAATGGGCGGAAAGTTTGAGTTCTCGATGGACGATATTTCAAGGGGAAAGGTTTACAAAACGGCGGAGGAATGTATGGATTCTTTCAGCAGGTTTGAGAAGGACGCCTCCTTCGGGCCGTTGATGACTTGCAGACCGATATTTTTCCCGTTGAACGACGAAGAATTGGATGCCTTCAAGGCAGCGTTTTCCGCAGGCAAAAACAGTGCGGAGGACGACAAGAAAAACGCCAAGATGAACGAGCTTGCCGGGACTCTGGTAGACTTCTTGAAAACGCTTAAAATGGCAGTAGAAAAGGAGGACAAATGAACATCCGCATAATCGGTCGAAAGGAACCAACCGAAGGCATCGTCTCGCGGCTTTTCAACGCCGCGAACAAGGGCGTGTTCGATGGCGTGGCTGTCACGCCATACCTTGAATCGTGCAGGTGGTACATCGAGCGAATCGACGCGCAAGTGATGATGACAAAAGATGTCGGATACCACACCAGCGGTTGGTGGAAAAATCCCGATTACGAGCGTTGCTACCACTTGTCCATCGACTATCCGGGCGGCATGAACCTCAAGAAAACCGAATGGCTGCTGTGCGCTCTTTTCGGCTCTAACCGCAAGCTGATGTGGTGCGAACCGCCGTACTCCGAACACGGCAAGAAACTGGGCGTGTACCACTACCGCCTTTTCTGCGACGAGGCGTGGAAGCCGATAATGCCGCGCGGCGAAGTGTACAGTACGCAGTTCACCGAACAAGGCTGGAAGTCTTTTTCGGAAATCCACAAAATCTAGGAGATAAAATGAAAACGCTCACGCTGTCGCTTAAGAAGCAGTGGTTCGACATGATCAAGGACGGAGTCAAGAAGGAGGAATATCGCGAAATCTGTGATTATTGGGGTGTCCGATTCGCAGGGCGTGATGTATGGGCAAACGAGTTCTGCATTAAGGATGTTAGCGAAATTGAGCTCAAGCGCTTTGACCGCCTTGTCTTCACCCTCGGCTACCCGAAGGCAGACGATACTGAACGCAGGCTGGAGTTCAAGAACCCGAAAATCCGCATCGGCACGGGTCGCCCCGAGTGGGGCGCGGAGCCTGGCAAGATGTACTTCGTGATTAGCTGGGACAAGGAGATGGAAAAATGAATACGCTTGCGTCACTTCTAAAAGAACTCAATAAGAAAGACTGCCCAAAGTTTATCATCTTGAACGAGCTTATGATATTGAACACAAATAACATAAACTCGATATTGTTTGATACGAAAAGGAATTACAAAGAAACCAAAGACGACCCGTTTATAGAAATCTTATTTGGAGAAGAAAGAGAAAAAATTTACGGGTTGCGAGTTTCGCAAATCCTGGAAGCTATTAAACAAGGTAAGGAAAAAGAATGAGCAACGATTGTAAAGTAAAAACACGATATTTCTGGATGATCCATAAGGAACTGGAAAAGGCCATAGAAAAGCACCCGGAGTTTGTGTCCTCTATCATTGACCCGTCGTCGTGCGTGAGCTGGGCAGAATCCGAAGCGCGAATCAAGCTACGCAACAGCCGAGGGCCTCAATGTGCCGATAACATACTGATGGAAGAAGTCGCCGAGGCGTTTGCGGCATACCAGCAGGGCGACAAGGAACACGCCTTGCAGGAGCTGGCGCAATGCGGGGCCGTGATTCTGCGTATTATGGAAATGATAGACATAAATGCAAAGACTTGATTCACTCTATATTCGTGGGTTCAGGGCCGGAATCCGGGCGGTGCTTGATTTTGTCGATAATATCGACAAAAGTAAAAACAAGTCCGCGAAGGTTGTGAGTAAGAACACGGTGCAACTGGTGAAACTTTTGCACGAAAACGCCGTGGAACTTGCAGAAGGCGAACGCCCCGAACTTTGGATTTCCCCGGAGGGAAAACTGTTTTTCAAAAATGGGAAAAAGTCTCAAAATGGAATTTAGTATCTACCAATTAGCTAGGCAGCGAATCGCCGGGGCAACGATCAAGGCGCCGACAAAGAAAGTAGTGCTTTCGGAGTGCGGACACCTCGTAAAGTCGAAAGAATCGAAGAAACCGAGGGAGAAGCACGAACCGACGCCCGAGGAAATCGAAGAACGGAAAATCAGGCAGCGCAAGTATTCACACGAATGGTACTTGAAGCACAAGGCCGAATGTACGGCGAAAAGCAGGGAATGGGCCAGGAACAACCGCGAGAAGGCGCGAAACTTTAGCCGGAACTACTACTGGTCGCATCGCGAAGAACGGAACGCGGCATCGAAAAAGTGGCGCGACGAGAACAAAGAAATCTATAACGCACGCATGAGGGCATACAGAAAGAAGCAAAAAGCGCAAAAGCAAGCCCAAAACCCTTAAATTTAGCCCGTTTTCGGGCTTTTTTGTTTGAAGAAATTTTTACACATTTTTTATAAAAAATATCTTGACAAGTTATAAAGAATTATGTATATTATAGACATAAAGACGAGGTTAATAAAATGAAAAATGAAACTAGAAAATCTCTTGCAAACCAGCTCTTCGACCTTTACGCAAAAAAGAACAACTGGAAAATCGAAGAGGGCCATAATAAAAAAAAATGGGTAAAATGGCTTCTTGAAGGTCGTTTTAGCATCGGCTACAAAAGTTTCGACGAGCTTAAAGAATGGCGAGATAGAATGGTTGCCGAAATGGCGTAACTCATAAAAAAAGAGGATTTTCAAATGGAAGAAAAAATTTTAAAGGCGTTAGACCTCAAACAGCAATTCCAGCACGGAATCTATGAAGATGGGGCCGGTCACTTTGTCATCGACATTTCCGACTTCAACAAGCTCGGCACGATCTGTTTTATCGGTTGCGTTTACGCAAACCCGAACCAGGAAAACAGAACAACGGATTTAGTCTGGAATGTCAAGACCGTAAAAGAACTTAAGGCGGTCTATGAAATGTGGAAAAAAGTTGTTATCGTCAACTACTAAAAAGGAGCCTATCAAATGGGTTACACAACGCTAAAACCGACCAGCATCACGCCGAAGGCGCATGAGCTGGCAAAGAAAGAAGCCAATCGGCGCGAAAACATGGGCATCCCGTCCAGCATTACCGCAGTCATTTCCGAAGCCGTAATCGACAAGTACGGCGAAAACAACACCAAGAAGGAGGCGAAAAAATGAACAAGGACAAACTCTTTCTCGCGACAATCAACGGCGAACTGGTGGGCGTCATGACGATGGCAGACGCTATCAAGTACGCCTGGAACATGAACCACGCCACGCTTTCTCTTGAACCCGAACCGGCACCCGCAAAAAAGGAGGCATAGCCATGGCAGACGAAAAGACTGTAACTTACAAGTCGCACAAGTCCCGTTCCGAATTTTCGGTGAAGGGAACGCCGACAAGGGCCTATCTTGCCGTGAGTGGCGATGCCGCCACGAATCAGAAGGTAATGAAGCAGATTGGCGATGTGCGTAAAGGCTCTTATGACTTCGCCACCGTTGACTGGATGGCCCGCCAGCTCAAAGAAATATACTAGAGAATTTCATAAGCAAAAAAAAGACTTTTCACAGGAAACTTTTTAAAATGAGCGAAAACAAAGAACTCAAAACAATCGAACCAATCAAGATTGAAGAAGATTATTCCGTCACCGTCACCCACAAGGAAAACCTCTTGTCCTTTTTCAAGGATGGCGCGAACCTTGACGGCCTTTACAATGTGGTTGAAACAAAGGCCCGCGCACTTGTTGCCGATGTAACGACAAAGGAGGGCGTTTCCCAGATCAAGAGCACCGCCCGACAGATTGCGAGCATCAAGAAGCGCGTCGATGACCTGGGCAAGGATATTGTGGCGGAACTTAAGGACTTGCCGAAGCAGATTGACGCGAACCGCAAGAAGTGGCGCGAAGACATGGAAGCCCTGCAAGAAGAAATCCGTAAGCCGGTTACCGAAATCGAGAACCGACAGAAGGTAATCGAGGAAATCAAGGCCACCCACGGCAAGATGGCTCTGTCCGGCTCCGAAGAAATCAAGGCCGCTATCGAATCTCTTGACAAAATCGAACTTACTGGCGATAAATGGAAGGAAAGCCTCGAAGACGCCACCGCTGCCGTGACGGCCGAAAAGGGCGCCCTCGAAGTCATGCTTAACGCCGCGCTCAAGAAGGAGGCCGAAGCCCGCGAGCTCGAAGAGCTCCGCAGGAAGCAGGAAGAAGCCGAGCGCATTATCCGCGAGCAGAAAATTCGCGAGGAGGCCGAGCGCAAGGCACGCGAAGAAGCCGAGGCCAGGGCCGCAGCAGAAAAGGCCCGCCTTGAGCGCGAAAAGGCCGAGGCCGAACGCAAGGCCGCCGAGGCTGAAAAAGCCGCAAAGGAGGCCATGGAACGCGAAGCGGAGGCACGCAGGAACAAGGCAACCGCAAGCGTCGATTTTCCCGTGTTCCAGGGGGCAGCCGCCACGGCCAACAACGGCGCACAAACCGCGACGCCAGGGAAAAGGCCGTCCAGGTGGACCGACGAACAGAAGAAAGTCAACAGCGCAATTCTCGCACGGTTTGCCGAAATCATCCGCGCAAGTCTGCCGAAGCACATCGCGGGCCATTCCGACCAGGGCTATGAACTCGCCGCAAACGAGGCCGCAAAGGAAATCATCAAGGCGATCGCGTGCGGGAAAATTGAAAACATCAAAGTGGAGTACTAGCAACATGACACAGAAAAGAATCAAAGAAGAACGCGAATTTGCGGCCCAGTGCATGCTCGAAAAGTTCGACGAAATGCTGGAAGCCGGAGAAATCACTCAACAGCGACACGACGAGCTCGTGGCAAAGGTAAAGGGGGTATAACCATGGAATTTATCGAAATAAAGCGCAACGAGTCCGAAAAGGCCGCATGGCTGGAAAAGCGCAAGCACTACATCACCGGCACCGACGCGGGCAAGCTCATCGGCGTGTCCCCGTGGGGCGGCAAGTTCGCCGTATGGCTCGACAAGACGGGCCGCGCCGCGCCCGTTGTCGAAACGCCCGCGATGAAGGCCGGCAAGAAGTTCGAATCGGCTATTTTGCAGACTTACGCCGAGGAAATGAACTGCAAGCTGGAACACGTTGACGGCTACAACCTCATTACTTGCGACAAGTACCCGCGCCTCGGGGCGTCCCTCGACGGCTGGAACCACGACCTTCAAATTCCGGTCGATGCAAAGAACATCAAGTGGAAAAACGAGAAGTGGGGCGACACATGGACGGACCAGTTCCCAGAATATTACAAGGCACAGCTCCAGGTGCAGATGATGGTGACGGGCGCGACATTCGCACATCTCGCCGTCATGTTCAGCGGCCAGGACTTCTTCATCTATTCCATGGAATACGACGAAGAAATGGCGCAGAAGATTCTCGACGCCACCGAGGAATTTTGGCCCTATGTCGAACGCGACAAGATGCCGGAAGCCGACGGCTCCGACGAGGCCACGGAATACATCAAGAGCGAGTTCGCAAGGGGTGACGCCGCCGCCGTCAAGGAGCCGACAGAAGAAATCCTCGAAGCCTTGAAGGGCTTGCAGAAGGCCAAGCTCGACGAGAAGGATGCACAGACTAGAAAAGCCGAATTCGAGAACCGCATCAAGCTGTTCATGGGCGACGCGACCGCGATCAAGGGCGTGTGTACCTGGAACAACAACAAGGACAGCGTGAAGACGGACTGGGAGCAGGTGGCAAGCGTGGCCCTCGCGTCAATGAGCGCCGAAGACCAGAAAAAACTGATAGCCTCGTACACGAAAACGAAACCTGGGGCGCGTGTTCTCCGAATCACGGCAAAAGGTTACTAAAAAGTAAGAAATAAATAATTTTTGGAACGACTACAAAATTGTATGTTATATGCACATTTCAAACAACAAAAAAGAGGTAAACTAAAATGGAAAACAACAGTTTCAATGTTCCCGCAGAATTTAACCCGCAGAACAACGGCAACGCCGCCGCCGTTCCGACGGTAGCCATGTCCTCCGCAGAAACAGCCGCTATCGCAATGGCGGCACAGCAGAAAGCCGTGGTCGAGGCACGCTACAAGATGGCTCTTGCCCGCCCCCGCGATCTTGACATGGTGCGCCAGGCAATGCTTAAGGACGCAAGCCGCCCCAGCTTTGCAAGCGTCGCAATTTATCACAAGCCCGTGGGCAACGGCGTGGAAGGCCCCTCGATTCGCTTTGTAGAAGCCGCTATCCGAAACATGACTAACATCTTGACGGAAACTTTCACCGTCTCCGAAGACGATGAACGCCGCGTTATCCGCGTTTCCGTTTCCGACCTTGAAGCGAACACCTATTTTTCCCAGGAAGTCACCGTCACGAAAACCGTTGAACGCCGCAAGCTCCCGCAGGGAGAAAAGCCGATCCGGGTGCGTGCGAACAGCAACGGACAGCCCATCTACATCCTGCACGCCACCGACGATGAAATCCTGAACAAGCAGAACGCACTTATTTCAAAGGCCGTTCGTACTCTTGGCCTCCGCCTGATTCCCGGCGACCTCGTAGATGAAGCTCTCTGGAAAATCAAGCAGACCATGGCACAGCAAGACCGCCAAGACCCGGACGCCGCAAAGCACCGCATCATCGACGCTTTCGCACAGCTCGGCGTGAGCGTGGAGACCCTGAAGGAATTTGTGGGCCACGAACTTTCCGCACTCGACCCTAACGAAATCCAGTTGCTCCGTTCCACCTATTCCGCTATCAAGGATGGCGAGACTAGCTGGAAGGCCGTCATGGACGACAAGGCAGAAAAGGAAGCCAACGCCAAGGAAAAGGCAAAGCAGAACGCGCCGACCACGGCAAAGAAGGCCGAAAACAAGAAGGCCGAACCCGTGACGGAAAAGGCACAGACGCGAAACGACAAGAAGGCCTCCGCAACGCCTGAACAGCCGACCGTGACCGATGCCGAAGTCGTGGAAGATTCCGAACCGGCAGACAGCGATATGTTTGCATAGTCGATGAAGCGTCCCCTGAAATATCCTACCGCGTCGATAGTAGGCGAAAAGTTCGGCCTACATTCCGAAGAATACAGGCGTGTTTACGCCCTGGAACAATGGGCGGCGCGGCATGGCTACAAAGGGCATAAGAAGCACATCGTGCCGACAAAGCAAGACCGGAGCAAACAGCAATCTTTAATCTTGATGGAGTTTGAACAATAAATAGGATTTGTACAAAAAATGGCTTATTTGATAAAGACACACGAAAAAAGCGGATTACTAGTCTGTTCAAATGGGTCTGTTTTTATTCCCGAAAGTCGTAAATACAAGGAACACTGGACGTGCGGATCATTGTGTAGAAAATATAGGATAGTCCACCATAACGGCAAGAATTACAGCGTTCACAGAATGGTCGCGGAAACTTTCATTGAAAATCAAAACAACTACCCAACTGTAGATCATATAGATAGAAATCCATTAAATAACGATGTATCAAATTTGAGATGGGCTAGTTATTCTATGCAAATGAGGAATACTTCTCAAAATGATAGATGTTTCAAAAAATATGGTACGCATTATTACGAAAATGAAAAGGAATGCAGAAAACGGAGTGTGTATGAATATTTAAAAACTCCCAAAGGGAAAGAAGTCCACTCAAAAGCAGTCAAAAAATGGAGATCAAAATATAGACGGTTAAAATTCAATGATGGTAAAATACACTATGTGCCTTTAGAAAAGGCTAAAGAATTTGAAAACTTAAAATCATATCAAAGAATTTATACAAAATAACAAAGGATTTAAAATGGCTTTTTTAAATAAATGTATACTCATCGGCAACATCGGGAAAGACCCCGAAATTAAGACTCTCCAGAACGGCAGGAAATTCGTTTCTTTTTCGCTCGCCACCAGCAAGCGTTACCGCGACAACAACGGCGAACAGAAAGAAGAAACCCAATGGCATAACATCGTTATTTGGGGCAAAACCGCCGAGACATTCGAGAATATCGGAATCGGAAAAGGAACGCAGCTCTACATCGAGGGCGAAATCACCAACCGGAGCTGGACAGACCAGACAACTGGGCAGAAGCGATACACTACCGAAATCAATGTAGGCACGTTCCAGATTCTTTCGTCAAGGAATACGCAGGGAACATCCGGCAACGGCGCAAGCAACGGTGGCGCATACGGAGCAAACCAGCAGACGCGACCGCAACAGGCATACAACGCGAGCGAGGACGACGACCTTCCCTTTTAAGTCACGGGGCGTCAATCTATGATTCGATCTGTGGTCAGAACTTGACGCTTTGCCAGCCTTCGCCTAAAAGGTGTGACGAATTAGGCACAACGCCATCATAGCTCAACGGTAGAGCAGCAAAATCGTGGCTATGCTCCACGGATGTAGTCGAACGCATCGTGCGGGTTCGAGCCCCGCTGATGGCACTAGCCCTTGAAGGTAAAATTTTGAAGCGAGGACGCAGAAATGAGCAACCCATCAAAAATACATCGAGCTGAAAACATGTGGATCATGTTCGCGCCGTACCGCCACGCCATCAAGGAGGACTGTCCCGCGAAGATGAAGCTCGCCCTGATGGTGAACAAATGGATGAACCCTTGGCACGCTATGCAGGACCTGGAAAAAGTAATACCGGCCAAAAGGCTCGCGAAACTGAAAGAGAATTTAAAAGGATAATCTACAACGAGGTAAAACAAAATGAACGAAAAAAAATCATATCTATGACGATTGCATCGGGAATCCGCCGTTTGCCGGTGCCATTAAGATTCTCGACGAGAACTACTTGACGGAGCCACAGCGCAAGTACTTCGAAGAAAAGAAGACCCAGATTGAAGCCATAAAGACGGCAACCGAAACCGAAGAAACGCTTAAGAAATTTGCACTCGCCAATTTGACCTATGCAAGGGACTTGCAGGGCAAATGCAACAGGCTTGAAGAAGAATGTAAGCGCGAAATCGAAAATATCAACAAATGCAATAACGCCCGTGCTAAAAAATACGACGATAATTGCCGAAAGCTAGGAAAAGCCATGGGCGTGATGGTAGCCTGCTACCAGGCTATCGACCGTAACTTCGGTGACAAGATTCGCGAGCACATCGAGAAGAACAACCGCACCCAGAAGGAAGGACAGATGAGAGCCCTCATGGAGCAGATGCAGAGGCTCACGAAGTAGAATTTACTTAAAAGCCCTCCGGGCCGCATTTTACCACAACACAACGGTATAATGAACCCATATCTATTGACCGCCCGGAGGGCGAACTTTTGAAAATTGCGTCGCCCATAACAGGACTTTGGGGACGCGATGGCGCGGCGAGGCGGCTCGTAGAGATTCTCCATTTTTGCTTACCGCCCACGCCACTAGGCGGCATAAAAATAGCTGTATAAGCTGATGCCAACGAAGACGGGTAAAACGCCGCGCCTCCACCCGCAGGCCATAACTGCGGGAACGGAATTGAAACGAGGATAGACGACTAATGACTGATTCCGAAATCATCGCCAAGCTGAAACGCGAACCTGCCGAAGAATTGCGGCGGCTTCAACGCAAGCCATTCGAGTGGAAGGTGGAACATGCGATTGATGTTATCCGGGAGTTTGTGGAACACGAAGGCGAGAACGGCGTTTATGTCTCGTTTAGCGGTGGCAAGGATTCACTTGTCCTTCTGCAACTCGTGCGCTCCATCTATCCCGATGTGCCTGCCGTATTCGCGAATACTGGCATAGAGTTTCCTGAACAGGTGAAGTTCGTGCGGACTTTCCCGAACGTTACAGAGGTTTATCCTATTAAGCATTTCCCGAAAATCATCAAGGAGGACGGCATCGTGTTCCCAAGCAAAGAAGTTGCCATGTATATCAAGGCCGCCAAGGGTGACGCTACATACGCCGTAAACGGATTGAAAGGACTTGACACGGACGGAAAGGAAAACAGCTACAAGGCACGATTCAAGAAGTGGGCCTACCTGATGGATTGCGGTGTCAAGATTTCACCTGACTGTTGCAAACTTATGAAAGAACGCCCGATGCGCGATTACGAAAAGTCGAACGGCAAAAGTCCCATAATCGGAACTCGCGCAGAAGAATCTTTTAGGCGAGCTGTCGGGTGGATGAAAAGTGGATGCAACTCTTTTGCGGGCAATCGCGCGAAAAGCACGCCGTTGTCCTTGTGGCTGGAAGCCGACGTCCTTCGTTACATTGACGAGAATGGCATCAAGATGTCGCCAATGTACACCGAGGGAGGAATGAAGCGTACAGGTTGTATGTTCTGCCCGGTGCCGATTGCTCACGGGGATTTAACCAACATTGAGTATGCAAGAACGCATCACCCGAAGATTTACGAAACAATGATGATAAAGCACGGGCTTAAGGCGATGCTTGATAAAGCCAAGAACCACAACGGACAACTGGAGTTTTTCAATGGCTAATTGGGAATCCGAAATTCGCGAGGCGATATTGCGACACGGACAATTTTCCACGACCTGCCTCGAAAAAGAACCGGTAAAAAGAAACAGAAACAATCTTGCTAAAAATTGGCGCAAAAAGAACCCAGACAAGATCAAGAACGCCGTTGAAAAATGGAGAGAGAAGAATCCCGGCAAGCAAAGCGGTTACCAGAAAAAATGGGCTACAAAAAATCCCGATTACTGGAAGAACTACAACAAGTTACACCCCGAAAAGAAAAAGGAATGGAACAAGAGATGGCGGGAAAAGAAAAATTAGCTGGCGGCGTGAACGCTTTGTTGCTCGCACGTAAAAAGCTCGCCGCGACAGACATCGCAAAGTTCGCACCGCCGTCCAAAAGGAAGAAGGCCGAGCCGGATCCGCCGAAGTTCACGAAGCCAGCCGTGAAGATGAGCGCAGCCGAGCGCAAGGCGAAGCAGAAGGCATACGCCCACGCCTACTACCTCGCCCACAAGGACGAGAAAAAGAAGCGCGATGCTGAGTACCGCCAAAAGAACCCCGAAGTCTACCGAAGCAACAGCCTTCAATGGTACTACGACCACAAGGAGCATTGCAGCCAGAAGAACCGCGAGTGGCGGGAAACGCACAAGGAGCAGAAATTGCAAGCCCACCGCAAGTGGATGGCGAATCACCCAGGCTACTACACCAATGAAGCGAAACTCAAACGCAAGGAGAAACGGGATAATGGACGAACAGCATAAAAATGAACAGAATACCACCGAGCAGGAAGCCGACATCATGAACAAGAAAAAGATAAACGCCTTCGACTGCATTTGCGTAACCGATGTAAGAATAATCCCGATTATGCAAATTGAGGGACTGACACACACCAAGGCACTCGCAGAAATCGTTTTTAACGACTAGCTATTGATCCGCGGCATCCGAGTAGTGGAAGGCGAGAATGGACTTTACATATCGTACCCGTTCCCGTTCCATCCGACAACGGACGAAGACGGACAACCAAGAAGTTTCGTTTTCCCTATAACAAATGCGTTACGCGACCATGTGGAAGCGGTGGTGCTGGAAAAATACCAGGACACCGTCAATAACGAAAAAGTAACAAATAAATAAGTTGCGCTTCATGAGATAATTTTCTATAATAAATCACGGCTCGTTAGGACTTTGTCGGGAAAATCGTTTTTTTTCATTTGACGAACCTCGCCCGCACAAACCATGGATCGACGCCATGGGAGCCTCTAAGAAACGCCGATGGGTGCATGACACAACAGACCAAAACACAACCAAAAAAACTTTCTTCGTCGGTCTGTCCGTAAACATACTGCGACCGCACCCGGAGGCAGACCTTTAACAAAACGGCGATGCACCGAACGGCGCAAAGCCAGCGCGGGGTAACTTATCATTTTCTCCTTCTTCTAAATTCTCAATAAGTTACACGACCCCCGCGTGAAGGGCGGCTAAAAGCGGTTCTATATTCCCCTTCTCCCTCTTTTAGCCGTCCAAAATTTTTTACAAACAACAGAGGCAAATCAAATGAAAAACCATGCCCCCCACCACAAGGATATAGCCGACATTCTCGGCTCGGTTCACGACCGCGACCACTACACCGTGATTCGCGATTTTTTCGAGCTTTCAGCCATATCTATCCGCAACAATTTCGACCACGGCCCGGAACACTCAAATTTTGAAAAAAGGTACATGGAAATAGCGCAGGGCTACAAAAAGGAATACCTGGAAGGATTCGCCACGGCTCTAGGGATGCTCGGCAAGAAAATCCAGGACGCGGTAAACGGTAACGCGCCATTTGCAGACTGGGCGGGCGAGCTCTACATGGATTCTGGAACCAGCAACGGCAAGGCGGGCCAGTTCTTTACGCCCTATTCCGTGTCGCAATGTATGGCTAGAATAAATTTTCCGAAAGACGAGGTGAGAGCTAAACTTGGCGACGATCCGAACAGCGCGACCGTCCCGAAGTCGAGCGAGCCGCAGGAAAATGCTCCAGAGACTCCAAAAGAAGAACCCCAGCTAGCCACGGCGATGGCTGAAACGGCCCCAAATTGCGACGAAAACGGGCAATTTTCACTTTTTTAGGGCCTAATTTGCAGATTTTCCGAGTTTTTAGCGATGTAAGCAAAAAATAAGAAAAATCTTTGACTTACCTCTTGACTACTGTCAATAAATTATGTATATTATGTATATAGATAACAACAAAAAGCGAGGAAATCATGACGAACTTTGAAAACTGCTACGAAGCGAAGGAAGCCTTTTGGAAAATCTGGAAGAAGAACAAGGTTTGCGGCCTTTCGCGCACCGACATCGACATCTTCGACGGTATCGTTTCTTTTTTCAGCAAGAACGTCGAAGAAATGGACTGCTTCGGAAAGTTCCAGGGATTTGCCGCAAAAATCCTCACTCGCAACGAAGTCAAGATGTGCTCCAAAGGCTATGCCTTCCTTGCTGCAATTAAGGATGAAGAATTCGCACACCGCATCTGCACTAGCGAAAAACTCTGGAATATGGCTGCTTAAAAAAAAATAAAACCTTTAACAACGAGGAAAATCAAATGAAATTCACAAAAAAAGCATTCCGTGCGGCGCTCAAGGCCAACGATCAAACCGAAGTATGGCATCTTGCCGCGATCAAGATTGGCCGAATCCCGACGAGGCACGAGGTCTACACGATGGTCAAGGAAATCTCGAACTCCCAGCGCGACGCCGGGAGAGCCTTCTCCATCGCCTACAACTCCATCCGCAAGGACGCCCAGCGCAAGGCAATCGACGAGGCCTGGATGCGCCGCGGAGCCTACCGCCAGAACGACGGCAGGGCCGACGCGCTGGATATGCTGCGCCGCCTGCTGACGGAAAACTGCGGCAATTACACGAAGGTGCCGATGCTCGGGCATACGCGCCTCTACTTCTGCCATCCTGGCTACGGCCACGCAGACTACAATAAGGTACGCACCTGCGCCATCGAAGGCAACGAGGAATTTGTAAACAAAATCGTCAAGATTGGCGAAAAATTCATGGCAAAACACAACATCTAAAAAAGAGGATAAACAAATGAAAGTCATCAAATGCGAACGTGTGGATAACCCATTTTACAAGGCCTTGGTAGAAAATCCGTGCATCAGGACTGAAAAAGAATTTGACACCGAAAAAGAGGCGAACGAATTTATCAACGCCGATATTGACGAATACCTAGCCAAGCATGACGGCAACGACATCAAGGCCATAAAGATAGAGCTCGAATGGCAAGTTGGCGCAAGCATAAAGGACAATTCTAGGTTCGGGGGTCTAAACATCTATTACTCAAAACGAAGCTGGTAAAACCGCAAAACAATTCACCACAACAAAAAAAACAGGAGAAACCCAAATGGCTATCAAAGAAAGAACCACAATCATGATCGACCGCGAGCTGCTCACCGAGGCGCAGAACACCGCCGCACGAATCGGCATCCCGCTGGCAGTTGCAGGGAGTACATCGAAATTCTTGCGGTACTTGCTCCAGGACTTCAACGCGAAGAATCCGAAGCACTCCAAGAAGGCTTAATCACGAATAAAAGAGGCATCAAATGAAAATCAAAAAATCCGTACATTTAATGGTCGTAATCGGCCTTGAAAAAGGTCAAGACCGAATCCGTTGCACCGAAGATGAATTTGAAGAAGCCGCAAAGTTCGGCGTCCGCGATCCGTTCCGCAAGAACCGATTTGTTGCGGCGTTTTCGGTTTACGAAGATACAAAGGGCGGTTTCTTCGCATACTTTAGCGAGGCCTTCAAGATCGCAGCCCGCAAGGCTTGGGGAATCGTGCCGAACGAACAGGCCGATAAAACGAAAAACAAGGGAGCCAAAAATGATTAACCATGAACAGATAGCCGCATACCGTGAAATGGCAAAGAACGCAAGCGAGAACAGCATGGAAGCCCAGATCAGGGCCAACCTTGAATCGACCTGCGACAAGTTCGCGGGAAATGAAGACAAGTTCGACCGTTGCATGTTATTCCTTAAGAAAGTCTGTCTTGAAATGCTAGGCGGAGAGGACGCAGCCGAAGGCGACGAAAACAGGAGCTACAGGACACTTTCTGGCGATATTCCCGACGAGGTGTGTTTCCGAATCTGCCGCGACTACTTCAACGACGAAATCTGGAAGGCCGAAGACGAGGAAAACGAACGCAAGAAGGCCGAAGAAGAACGACTCGCAAAGGAAAAGGCCGAAAAGGAAAAGAACGCCCCTGCGAAGTCTGCAAAGAACAAAAAGAAAGCTCCGGCAAAACCCACGAATCCGGCGCCCGATCCTGAACCGGAAAAGGAAAAGGCCGAAAAGCCGGTTGCCGTTGTCAAGGAAGAACCTGTGACGGCTGACTCGCTCGTCAAGAAGGTTGCGGAACGCAACCGCCTGATTATCGAGGCCAACAACAAGAGACTCGGAATCGGTCTCGCTGAAACCATCGACCTTTTCGGAACGGGAAAATAGAAGCCATGATTAAGGCCGGTTATTACGAAGATGTAATCACTGTCGAGGACGGGATGCTTTTCCGTACAGTGATTGCCCATTGGGCCGCGACAAGACGCCGTGACGGCGGGTGCCATGCGGTTTACAGGATCGACGAGAACGGGAAAGAATATTGCCGCGCTCTCATGTACAATATGTATTGCGGCTATTACATCGACGAAGACGACTTGAAAGATCGCAAGTGGTACGATGTGTATTCAAGTCCAGACCATTTCAAGTATGGGCATTACGAACAGTTACGCAGTTTTGGCGAGACGGACGCGGAACGCATTTGCCGCGTACACCCCGACTTCAAATATGTGGTACAGAAGGCAGGAGAAATGCCTGTGGCAAAGATGTTCAACATCCTGATAGCCTGGAAAAAGAACCATAACGTAGAACTTCTTGTAGGAGCCAACCTCGACTATCTTGCACTGAACAAGTCCTTTGCAAGGCTGACGAAACCGAAACAAAAGGCCGTGCTGAATTTCATCCGGGAAAATTCCGAAGCGATCGTGAACAAGTGGAGCCTCGCCAAGATAAATTTCGTCATGAACAAGAAGGGCGCCCCCCAGGACTTCGACGCATGGCAGAAATTTAGACCACTCGGCAACGTGGTCGATTACAGGTGGTTCAAGAAATACGGGACGGATCGCGACAAGTACATTCTTTATTGTGATTACACGCAAATGGCTAAATATTGCGGTCACGACATGAAAGAGGACTACTGGAAGTACCCCAAGAGCATAAAGAAGGCCCACGACAAGGTAATGAAGCAATACGGGCTCGTTATCGAGGCGGAGACCATAGCCGCCAAGAAAGCCAGGGCTAGAGAGGCCAAGGCGAAAGAACGCAATTTCAAGAAGTTCGCCGGCGAATTTTGCAAAATGGTCTCGACGGCTTGCGGGCTGGTGGCCTACATTCCCCAGACCTTCGGCAAGGTATCGGATCACGCGAAAGCCCTGCATCAATGTCTCACGTATGCCGATTACACGGGCAAGATGGCTAAACGAGATTGTCTGCTCGTATTCATCGCCGATGCTGACGGACATTCAGTAGCCACGGCTGAAATCGCGCCTAACGGCAATGTCGTTCAGTTCTACGCAGACGAAGACCGCGAAGAAGCCGAGGAAATGAAACCGACGGCAGAGGCGCAAACGGTATTGGAAAAATGGCTCAAGGACTTCGGCAAGGATGCCGTAAAGGCCATGAAGAAGGTAGCCTGATTTATGAAAAGGTTTAGATTCAAGATGAACGAAAAGGTTTTCCCGACGGTACTAATCTGTCTCAACTTGTGCGCCATGGTGCCTTATGTGACGCACGGCAATTTGAAAATGAGTGTCTATTGGTTCGCAGCCGCGCTGCTGAACTTCGCTTTGACATGGCTTTAACCACAACCTATAAGGAGTAATCAAAATGAAACTCAGCATTGACGACGTAAAGCAAATTGTAAACAAAGTAACGCAGGGGGGGGGTAGCAATTACACGCCCCTGGAAATCGAACTTGCAAAGATGGTAGTAAAATACCGGCAGACGATCGGCAGGCTCGCGGGCGAAAAGGCAATGATGTTCGACAACCTTTACAAGGTCTACAATGCAGTCCACAGCACCGAATTTTCCGCCGACCTGATGCACAAACACGCCGCCGTCTTGGCAGGCAACAGCAAGGCGCATTTCAAGCAGGCCGTAAAACTCGACGGCGAACTGAAGGAATTTATTGACAATGGCACCAGCGAAAATAAAGACGGCTGAGGAACTCGCAAGTCTTGACCGCATCTTTGCGGAGGTGGAATCGGCGGAGCGCGGCGAGACCCTGGAACCGGCTGAAACGCGAACGCAGGAGCAGATAGACGAGGACAACAGACGCGCCAAAATTGACCGCCTCTCCAGCCTAGAACGGAAGGAGTTTCTCGGCAACGTGAAGAGCATCGCCGGAAACGACGGATTCAAAATGAAGTGGGAGCGGATTCTATCGCAGTTTATCCTTAACCAGCTTGCGCCGATGAACGAGGAAATCAACATCTTGCGCAACTTCGCAAATGCGGTCGATAACCGATTGCAGAAGGCCGAAAAAGCGGCCAAGGAACAGGACAACCATCATTACTACAAGATTTTCGCAGAAGGAGTCAAAACGCTTCTGGAATCAATCTAAAAGGAAAAACGATGCAGACAATCGAAGAATACAAGGAATACACCAAGCAGCTCGAAGGCGAAATGGGAAAGTGGCACAAAGCCTACGATGCGCTTGTTATCGAACGGAACGCGCTTGTAAGCAAGCTGCTGCAATACGAGAAAACCGTCGAGATAAGCGCGGAGGACGGCACGAAATGTGTCGCGCTGTCGCGCAAGACCTACGACGCCATCGTGTCCGAACTCGACGAGCTCCGCAAGCACGAAGTGGAGTGGGACCTGTCAAAGACACGCATCAAGGAATTGATGGGCGACAAGGTGCAACTCGAAGAAACCGTTGCCGTTCTGCAACTGAACGCAGAAAACAAGAGAGCGAAGGCTGATAAAATAAACGCACTTCATCAAAAGTCTCTCGCAAGACTGGAAGAACTTGTAAATAAAAAATACCCAGACGAAGAAGAAGACCACGTCAATGCGGATGTCATTCTTTGCGAAATGCTGGACGCACTAGGTTACAAGGATTTAATAAATACGTGGGACAAGGTTAAAAAGTGGTACTCTTAAGGGGCTATCATGAGCGAAGAACGGCTGAACACTTTTAGAACATTTGAAAAAAAGATGGAAGACGGCTCCGTCGTCGTGTGTTGCGAAATCAAGCCAAAGACCGTTATTGAATATGAACAAATATGCAAGGCGGTAGAAGACTTTAGAGACCGTATAAGGCACCAGGAAGAACCATTTTTCGACAAGCTCCCCGAAGAAGCAAAAACAGAAATTCAAAGGGCGCATCTTGAAATGGTGCTGAATCGCGACTTTAAGCCGATTTATGTAAACGTGGCTCCAAGAGCCGCCGTCCACGAAGTTAAAATTGAAATAGAGGTAAAATAAAATGAACAATGATGAAAAGGCGCCAATGGTTGCAGCCGAATGGAGCCGACTTTCGGGCCAGCCGTACAGACTGACCGAGGAACAACGGAGAAGGATGCGAAACGGAAAGTCCATCTACCAGCGCGATAAGGTCGTGGAAAAATACGATGTCCGAAAAGGTAAATGGGTGTAGAAAACATGAACCAACAAAAACTTACTGAAAAGGGGGCGAATATGCCCAAAAAGGAAATCGACAAAAAAACGTTCAAGATTTGCGAGGCCGTCAAGCTGGGACTCGACAAATTCTTTATCGAAGAAAACAAGCCGATAAAGATTACGGAAGCGCACACGGACTTCGCAAAAAGGATCATTCCGACCTTGCCGCGTGGCTGGATGCAGCAAAAGCACTCATGGGACGCCTGCAAGGCGTAACTGATAGAACTTTAATATCGTAAGTTTCATGTAAGAAACAAATAAGTTACAAAACGTGCGAATTTATCTAGTTTTAACCAAAAGAGAGATAAATACGAAATGAAATTCTTTAAGACTTGCTTGCAATTGATTTACATATTGCTTGGATCCGCCGCGATGGTGGTCGCGCCGTTCTCTTTTTTCTTCTACCTTCTGGAAATCAGCGCGTTCCGTTCGATCATTTACGCATGGCTGGCATGCGCTTTCTTAAGTGCGTTTGTGTTGTTGCCGACCGGAACGACCAAGAACCGCAAAGACAGAAAGACTAAGCGCGCCATACTCCGAATCAAGAAGTTTTTTGCTTCCATCTTTTCGGCAATAAAAAAAGTGATTTGCAAGGTCTATGAAGAAATCTTTAGCGAAGAATATATTGAGGACTAGGAATATAAAATGACGATACGCGATAAAATAATGCAAGCGGCGGTAAATATAGAAGGCTCCGCCATCATGCTATCCGAAAAGTGGGACTGCTACCTGATTGGCTACACCATCCCGGAAGGCTCAAAGACCGTGCTGGGAGTGTACGACATGACTGTACTGGTAAGCGGAAACATCGACCGTGAAGACGCTGTTATTGACGAAATGAAAGCCATAAACGGCGGCATGAAGCCGGTATTGGTTCATACATGGTAGAATCTTGGCTTTACGTTTAACAGTCCTCGCCGGTGCGCTTTTGTTTGTCGGAACGGTATTGTTCTGCCTTGGCGCGGTCTGCATGTTTATAGGAAATTTAGTATAATGCCACACAAAAGAAAACACCCCTGTTATAGATGCGGAAAACTAGACACGTTAATGATTAGTAGGACTTGCAGAAAGTGGATTTGTTTGGAATGTGCAAAAGTAACAAATTGTATGCGTATTGTCGGTAGCGAACCGCCAATGCTTTTAGAAGGAAGATAAAAATGAGAAAATTTAGCGGAGTGCAATTTAGTTGCCACTATGCTTTCAACACGAACTGCGATTTTTACTGCAAGCCTTCAATGAAGGGCGGACACCGCCACAACCACCTAAGCAACCACGAACTTCGCTTGATGCACACGAAAAACGAAAGAAAGTGTATTCGTAAATTCTTAAAGAAGTAAAGTCCCTGGCCCGTGCGCGCAAACGGGCGTGCTGGTTCGAATCCAGCTTCTGCAATAACGATTTAATGAGAATCTACGAATCCACGGAGGACGATTTTTAAATGGCCGTAAACAAAGACATGTTTCACGCACAAACTACACCTAGCAACCAGATGTTCAACACAGCCTGCAAAGTTTTAGACGGCGTTTCTGAACTTAAAGAGCGCAACGCGGAACTTGAAAAGACTGTCGAAGAACTGAAATATACTGTTGCCACGCTTGAAACTGATCTTGCCATGGCTCAATCGTGGCGAACGACCACGCCGCCCGTCGGCGTTGAGCTTCTGCTTGAAACGGGGGACGGGTTCTGGAGAGTTAGATTTAACAACAAGGAAAAAGTCGATTACCTTGTCAACGAGGTCAAGATTAAACGATGGATCCCGTTTCCCAAAACAATAGGATAGGCAAGTGATAGTTTGCTGGTGGTGCCGAATGCCGAAGAAAACAACAAAGTGCCGTTTGAAATTTTCCCGAACGTGGGTGCATTTGTGCAAGGACTGCAAAAAAGGATTCAAAGACAAGATTAAGGAGACGAAAACAAAATGATTATTGCGATTAGTTTTATCCTTGGTTTAGGATTGTGGCTTTATGGGTTAAAAACCGCTTTTGTTACGGGCATTAATATTGATGCTATTTTCTTTCTGTTGCTTGGCGGTCAGCTTGTAAAAATCTGGTACGCCTATATAAGCGACCAGAATTTTGACGAGTGGAAAAAACGCATTGAAGAAATGCTTGACAAAAGGTAAAAATGGGCCAGCATTGCATAATCTGTAATTTCCCGTGCGACGACGATGTTCTGTTTTGCCCTGAATGTGTCGAGGCCGACAAGTTAAACGAACGAAAGACCGTGAACGATGAAGTCCGCGAATTGCACAGGCTATGGTGGCAGGATTGCGAGCGCATGAACAAGGAAATAGATAGGCTGAACAACGAACTAGAGGAAAAGAAACAAAATGAAACCGAGAGCGAAAAAGAAAAGACTTAAAAAGACTTTCCCGCATAGCAATATTTGGAAAAAGACAAAATCTGGATATAAGAAACGACTGCACAAATGCCCCGTTTGTGGCGGTTCAAGGCGTTCCGGCTATTATAGTATTTGTCCCAAGTGCAACTGGGTGTACGAATGGCAAAAGAAGGTCGAGGAACTTGTAGAACAGGCCGATGCCATGATGAAATCGCATAACGCACATTTGCGGGTTCTTTTTTTCAAGCCGTATATCGCGAACATCGACTGCGAAATTACCGCCTACTGCGACCAGCACGAAGTAACCGAAACGCACCGCAACGGCGACCGCTTGACAGGCGAATTTAAGGTTGAATACAAGGCAAGGACTTTCAGGACAGGAAAGAATTTGTCTTTGGTAGATTTGCGTCATGCGACGGATCCGAAAAAGATGCTGCTCGATACCGCGATTGAACTTTTCCGTAACAACAAGAAATACGTGGAAGATTACATCGACCGAAACGGGAAGATGGTTACAATTTGCGGAGTCCCTGTTCCGGCGGTAGTTGGCTCATGGGGCGAACCGAGAAGAAAGAATCATGTTATATTCAAGAGGCTATAAATGGAAAATGATAATTGTGTATTCAAAGAGGAACCGTCCTTTTCTCCCGAAAATGAACTTGAAAATTTGCTTGAGGCTTACAAAGACAGCCATTCCAAATTTTTTATAGACGAAAAGCAAATCGCCGAAAACGAAAACACAAAGAAAATTACAGAATTATCGCTCTATCACTTTAACGTAGGCTTGCTTATGGGCATGAGGTGGAAAAAGTGAACGACGAGCTTTTTAAGAAATTCTTAAAAGATCTGGACGAGGCCCCCGATTATGTCAAGGAAAACACGATGTGTTATTTCTGGCATAATACTTCGGCTTGCACCAAATGCCCTAAAAAGGATTGCAAGGCGAGGGAACCACGCGAACTTCATACGAAAATAACTAATCTGGAGCGAATCGACCCAAACGAAAAAGCAGAATACCTAGTAAGGATTTGCGATTACTACACTATCGCAATACCAAACCCTAAAACGAAATACAAGTTATTCTGCGACATCATCCGCAGAATAGGACGAGGCGAATACAAAAAACTATTTTTCCCGAAGGAAAATCCACCTGTTCTTGACGATGTAGAATTAGAAAATTTCCGAAAGAAATTTTAATTTTCTCCCTCCGTAAAAAACCGAAAGCCCCCGATGATTACTCACCGAGGGCTTTTTTTGTAGCCTCCCCGACTACGTTATTTTTTTTTCTTTGTTTCTAATACCGTTCGACTATCGCAAGACTGCGAACGTTGCGGCATAGCATCGTCACCATCTTTTCCGCGTCCTTGCTTTCGTCTATGCGTTCCTTTGCGTCGTCGCGCTTCATTCCGATCAACACGCACGCGGCAGAATCCTGGTAGGTGTTTCCGGCGTGGATCCTGACGCCACGCCTTGACGGCACCTTGTCCGAGAACAAAAGCGGGAGCTCACGCCCGAACTTCGTTGACCTGGAATTTTCGATTGAATAGAGACCGGTGGGAATGGCTTTGGCTGTGTTTTCGAGCGTGTAGCAAATAAACGCACCGTTCAAATAAAGAGAGCCCAGGATAGCCGTTCCCGTGCGTTTGTCGCGTATCAATGTAAACATGATTCTATCCTATTGTTTCCCACTTTGCCGAAACGTAGCGGCGCACGTTGTAGCCGTCGTTTCCCCAATGGTTCTTTCCACCGGCGAAGATTTCCACGCCCTTGTCGGCGCAACCCGCAACAAAGCGGCTCATGCCCCAGCACCGCCACATTCCGCGCAAGATGTCGTCCACTTCCTCGCGGCTCAATTTCACGGGTTCGTGTTCGCCCTCGACAATTCCCTTAAGGATGTAAAGGACATCGTGGGCCGTCGGTGCCGCGTTGTAATCGTCGTCATCGCTACGCCATTGAGGAACCAGGAGCGAAACGGGCCAGAACGTAGACGCGCCGTCCGTGGTGAAGTGCGGGTAAATCGTGATTGCCAGCTTTGCGCGTTCCTTTTTTCCGTCCGTGAAGGTGCGGGTGAGCCATATATCTATTATCGCCTTGCCGCAAAACTCGAATGGCCGCTTTTCGGTAGTGACAAACGGCGTCACCGTGTAGGATTCTACCGTGCATTTCGTGCGCTTCACTTTCCAAGCTCCTTTCCAATGGGCAAGTCGAACTTTATTTTAAGCGCAACCAAAATTTCGCGGAGCAACCCGTTCTGTTCTTTTAGTTCGCCTGCAAACGCTTCGAACTTTTCGTCCCCGTCGTTTAGACGGTTTGCGTGCGTTTTAATTTGCTCCTGAACAACAGCAAGCCCGGTTTTCAGTTCCTGCACTTGTTCGTCGCGAAGCTCGGTTTGCGCCTTGCGCTGCTCCTGGATAAGTTCGGTTTGCGCCTTTGCGGCCCGTGCCTCGTTACCGCTTTTGATTGCCTTTACCCCGGCGGCAATGCAGCCCCCAAGGCTTCCAAACCCGGTCACGATTGCAGCTATGTCAATCCCAGTTATATCCAAAACCAAATTTCCTCCAAAAAGGTGAAAATATAAAACAAGTTAATACTCCATCAAACACACTCAAATTTATAGAAGAAATTTTTAGTTTATGCCCAATTATACCATTTGGAACCCATCCTTAAAAACGCCGTTATTGAATGGCTCGGCATGGAAACGGTCTCATAAGAAATCGCACCGCCGCCGCTAATTATTCCATATTTAACTGATTGAGTCGTGTCCGTGTCATTCAAAACAAACCAAAGATGTCCAGTGCTTGCAGTTTGATTATAGAAATCATTATTCTGGTGGGCGCTGCAAACCCAACAACCGTCACCGCCTCCAACGGCACCACTTAACAATAGTTGTCTAATTCCAAGAACCCCATTAACATTAGCATTGCCGCCAACATTCAGCGTCTTTGTGGCGCCAATGGTTAAATCGGCGTTAATGGTGACATCTTTTTCAAATTGAGCAGGTTGAGTAAAAAGCGTCTCCGCTCTAACTACAAATCGCTTGGCGGCTTCCGTTCCCGTAAACCGGAGGACAAGTTCCTTCATATTTATGTCCGGGCTATTTGCAATACCAAGCTTCCAACCTTGTTTTGGGAAGTTAGTATTAAAAAATTCTAATTCCTGCGTGTCAATATGGTCACGACTTATTTGTTTTTCAGTTGTTACAACTTGACCGTCAACACGGGCTTGATTTGAAATGGTAATTCCATTTTGACCCAAAGTAAGTTTTTGTGTCAACCCGTTTGCAGTGCTGCTAATTTCGGAAGTTGTATAACCTAAAACAACCTTTTGCGTTCCGTTTGGATCAGCAACTTGCAGCGTAATTCCGTCACCGCTTTCTACAATGGTGTAGTCACGTTGGTCGCTTTGAGATGTATGCGGTTTGGCAAATGTTGTTCCATTACCGGTAATCGTCAATGATTTGCCATCACTTCCCTGCAAGACAATAGAATTAAAATTCTTGTCACCAAGAAATGCAGCAAGCATTTGAAGAGTAACAGCCTTGTTCTTCTGGCCAAGGTTGTTACCGGGCTGGATTAGCAGCAAGAGGTCCTGGGCGGTTAGGGTCGTAGCCCTAGGCAGCATAGACCCTGCAATGGGTGCATCAGGTATTTGTCTATCGTAAGGCATAGGGGAGTCCTCCGTTTTAAGTTATCCGTAAAAGTTTAGTTTGTCCAAAGCATAGGCGGATGGCGTCCCGAGTACGGAGCCGATGGCCGTGCAGATGGAGGTCAGGTAGAGAGTGGCATATTATGTGTATACCTCACCAAATTCAGCGGGTTCTCCGTTATTGCCAAAGAAATCGTTTACTCCGACGAAAATAACAACAAGGTCGTAATCATTTGAATAATCGGACAGCCTGTCAAGAATACACGGAGTCATCGGCGTTTTGCGTGAATAGCCCGTTCCGCTCTTGCCACCATTGGTGGCAACGGATAATCCTAATTCGGTCTTGACAATTTCAAAATAAATTTCACTAGTATGCCCTCCTTGATTAGACGTTATGCTGTCGCCTATGAAGAGAGCCTTTTTTCCACTCCACGTAGAGTAATTTCCAAAAGGAGCAATTACATTTTTCAGTGCGTCTATGATTACGTTCGCAATGAGTTTATGGCCTGCCGTGTTTGGATGTAGGTTATCCAAGCTTACGTTAGAGTAGTACGTATTACGATGTTCGGAAAGCAGCGGGTTCAGTCCAACATCGTGATTTAAGTCAATTATGGGAATGCCCCAAAGACCCGCACATTCTTTAATCCTGTTGACATAATCTATCAGTTGTTTGCCAATTCCATTCGTCTCAAAAAATTTCGGAACATTAGGATAGTATCCGTTGTTAAGAGGCGTGCAAACAACAACGCGAGAATTCGGATATTTTTCTTGAATTTTCCTCAATGTCCAAGAACACATCCCAGTGAATGTAGTTTCCGAATAGTTAATCCCATTATAAACTGAATACGCTTTCTGTCTGTACGAATACGCACGAATAGGATTGTCGGCTACTTGTTGCATGTATATATTTACGGATATGGCTAGATATACTGCACCATCAGGGACATCTACGATTGAATTATAACTTGATGTATCCCCAGTACCGACAACACCCGATACAAAATTATCATTGTTAAACAAATCATCCGTAAGGAAGCAATATCCATAGGCGGTGGTGCCGTTTCGGAAATATCCCCTAAGGTTTAATTTTGAATACTTGTCCACTCTCACATAAAGTATTCGGAAATAACTACTTGGAGTGATAGTTTTATCGGTGTTCATAATTCCAGAAGATATAGACTCTACTGGAATCGAAACAATACCATCATTAAGTAACTCGCTAATAGTTTGTTTGCAAGACTTGCGACACACTTGCAACGAAAGACCTTCTCCAGTGCTTTGGGCATCATTGATGCTTATTGCACAATAATTGATGTTCATACCATAAGGTATAACGAACACCTTGTCAACATAAGCATCTTCTCCAAATCCAAGAGTTTCGCCATAAGATACGAACTGATTTTGTTCAAGTTCACTAGATTGATAAAAACCTATAAGTTGGACATCTGTTCCACCCCGACCATATCCACGCACTCGCACAATATCGCCTTCAAACACGCGATATACTTTATTTGTAAAATGAGAATTGTATGCTTTATACGATGCATTTTCAAAAATTATGTTGTCAAATGTCGCAGTTTCGTCAACCGAAATAAAAGCATCACCGCACGCTTCGGATAAACCAAATAACGAGTCAACGGAATTAAAGTGTTCTTTAAACTTTTTACTATTATAAGCATTCTGCGCCGTCAATGCCAGCAGGTCGTCCTTGCTCATCTTCGCAGTGCCGCTGGGTCCGTCCACGGGTATCACGTCACCAGTACGAAACCCAGTGATGCTTGTCACCCAGTCCTTAATCCGTTTAAATAACATAGACATTTTATGCCCTCCGTTTAATTTGTTTCAAAACTTTCGTTTGTTGTCAAGTAGTCAATCCCGACCACCACGTTGTCCTCGTCGTCCACAATCAAGTAGCCCTCATCGTCCACCATAGCGTACTCGGTATCCGGCCAACGCTGGTCCACCACCAGGGGCTGTCCGTTATCCTCCAGGACTATGAGCCCCCAGGGCTCCCCGTCCTCGCAAGAGATGAAGGTGCCTTGCCCAAGATCGACACCCGAAGCCGCCGCTATGGTTCTTACTTCGTCTATATCCGGTTCGGGCATTCCATGGCCGAGAACGAAATAAAGACCCGCGGGCCATACGGGACAAAGAGCCATGTCCGTAATGCCGAGCGCAATCTTGAAATAGTTGTAGATAGCCTCGAATGTCGGCAGGTCATCGGTTCCGCTGCCTATGCGGATTCTCATTCTTAACTGTTCGTCGGTCTCGCCTATTTTTCGGGTAATTCCGAAATAGAGTCCGTAATAGTCGAGCATCGGGCCCACGGCATCGTCAAGGTTGAAACTGTCCGAAATTTCACGAAAAGCTGTTTCGATTTCGTCCGAAGATCCAAGAGCCGCGCCGATAACGCCAAGTAGCTTCGTACTCCGCTTGTATTGCTCTGGAACGTACTTTTTCTGTTCCAAGGAATAATTTGTTATCGGCTCACTCATAAATTACGGTTCTTCTACAACAAAGGAAATTCTATCCTCTTCGAGGACGGCATAGCTAAAGAACGAAACAGGGATATTCGTAAACGCCTCGTAGCTCGCAGAGCTGGGTGCCGTATCGGGAGAGTTCGTCACAGCGACGGCGCACATCGCGACGCCGATTCCGGGAACATCGTAAAGTCCCTGGTTGATTCGTGTTGAAATAATATCCTTGCCGAGGGTATATTCCTTTTCAGCCCATTCAACGAGAGCGTCCTTTACTGCGTTTTGACCTGGGAAGGCTTCTTCGTCATAAAGCGAATAGGTGACCTTTACCCATAGATACACTGGAGTGGGGCGGCTAAAGCTAATCTGCTGTTCAATTCCGTGGCTGTCGGTGATGTTCACCGACGTGTTGCCGTAGGACTGAATGCCTCCTGGCTGGTTTTCGTAGATGCACTTCGCGATGTCATTGTCGTTGCCGCCAACAACGAGCGAAACAAAAGCCTTGCCGGGCACTCCTTCATCGTCGGTGGTAAAGCCTCGGTTAGACTTGACAATAGCCGAAGAAACACCCGGAACATCAAGTAGGGCCAGTTCAATAGCCGGATCTGTGGCTCTTGCCTTACTAGACTTGGCTGCAATCGCACGGCGCAGGCGCAAGGATTCGTCAGATTCCAGGTCCTCGCCAGGGTCACCGGCCACGTAATTGTAGACGGAGTTCCAGCCGCTGACAGCGACGGCAATCGTGTCAAGCTCTCCAATTTCGCAGGTTTGGTAGCCCGTTTCAACGGCGGTAAATTTGCCGTTTGCTCCAGACTGAATGACGAAATCGGAAGGCATGGCCCCGGTAATACCAACTGGAGAACTATTGGATGTCTTTACGATAAGTCCGCGGTCTGTAAGCGTCGCTGAACCACCCGCACTATTTACGGCTGTCCTTAATACGGATAAATTGCCAGCGCTCGTGGAATTGTTCAGCGTCACATCGCCAAACGTGAAATGGAAAACGTATTCCGTGTTTTTCGCGGAGCCGTTATCAATAATCAGGAGCTCGTTGCAGGAGGAACGCGAAATTGTGACAGTCTCGTTAAGCGCGAAGTTTAAGCTGCCGCGCTGACGCCTTGCAAGAGAGCCTACTGGAATTGTTGCGCTATCACCGCTTGTATAGAGAACGGCATCGACGGTGCAGGGCAGGGCTGGCTTACGGGAAACGCCATTGAAGGCCGCGCGGGCGTCTAGTGCAGCGCCTACGGCCTGGTTCGGGTCAAGGCTGGAATAGATTTCCTGTGCAAGTTCCCAAAGGTCGTTATAGGATAGGGCGAGCTGTGAAATAAGAAGTCCGTTCGGACTATCCACGGCGGTTTCAAAAGCAACGCCGAAAACTTGCTTGAACTTGTTTTCAAACTCGACGCGTAACTCCTGGAGCGTCTTTCGGTTCAGGCCGGTAGGTGTGACAAATTCGCCCATTAGATAGTACCCTCTGCAATTTCTCCCGCGGTTCCCTGCACCCTAAAATCCACGGTAAGGCGGCGGTGTCTCACGGAAAAAGTCAATTCGAGCGAAAGTATCGTTGCCACGCCGTCCACGCCCTTGATAACCGAGGCGAGCAGGGAGCGCACCCTTCCAAGGTCGGGGTTCTTCTTAAGGATTTCCTCGTAATAGGGAACCCCGACGGAACGGTCAAGGAAACATTCGCCCTTGAAAGTCTGGAGCCTACATTGGATCCTTTGGGCCAACAGGGCGGACGGGTCAACCAGCACGGCAATATTGCCGGAGCCGTCAAGACCTATGTCCCAAGTTGCCGTGTAGAGCGCAAGTTGCAATTCAAACTCCTTATCTTAAATATAACTTATTTTTATCTTATTTTTACACTACATTTTTTAAAAATTGAAAAAGGAACGGGAAACATCACGGCCTACCTCCCCAAGTCTGGCTCTCGCGAAGTCTCCCGTTCCCAAAGCTCCAAAAAATCAGGACAATGAACCCGTGCCGGAGCCGGTTGCTATCGTTGAGCCCTGCCCGCTTGACGGTGTAACCTGAACCGCTATGCCGGACGAAACGGTCACAGAAACAGTCGCCGTCTTGATGTAGGCATCTATCTTTTCCGCCAGCTTGTTCGCCACGTTCTGCAATGCGGTTTCTTTTTCCACGTTGTCCTTGTCGTTGAGCGCGGCGGCTTCTTTCAGGGCCGTTCCGAGGTCTGTCTTGAATTTTGCCAAATTGAGGGACATATACTGCTATACCTCCGGCGTTATCGGTGTAGGTGTCGGCGCGCTTGTCGGGCCCACCGCGGTCGGGTGGACGTGGTTCTTAAGGCTTACGCCCGGGCCGGCCGGTTCCGGGCCGCAGAGCACATCGCCACGGGCTATGATGTCACCCTTCGCCACGACCTGGCCGTCAAAGACGAACTTCTTTGCCGTCCACGTAATCACCCCTTCCTTGTCAACGGTGATTCTCGCCTTGCCCTTCGAAGGCGTCGGAATCAGGCCTGGAATGGCAACGGCGGAATCAAGGTTGAAACGGGACGCCACGGCGGGAATTGCCGGAAAATCGCCGTTCTTCCATGTAGAAATATCGGATTCCTGGAATAGCAACAGAACGCCGTCGCCCTCGTCAAGCGGGAACTCCAAGTCGAAGAACTTGGACGCGGGGAAAACGACGGGAACTTCCATCAGGCTCGGGATCTCGATTTGAACCCCGTTATCCATGAGCATGCTAACGGCGGGCTTGACCGTAGCCGTGTGCTTTCCCGCATCGTACTTTTCCACCTTTGCCGGAAGCGAAGTGTGGACGGCGTACATCGCGGAGCTTAAAAAAAGATCCATCGCGGATTGCATCGACGCCATATATCAAGCCTCCACCAGGTTTAAATCCATCGCGAAAGAGCTATCCTTGCCCGTACCCACAGCCACTTCCATGCGATCAACCACGAATAGGCCGTCCACGCCGCGGTTAGGGTCGGCAACGTGAACAAGGCTGTTCGGGCGCAACTTCGGGAAAACCATCGTTCGCGCCGAGTAGGTCTTCTTCATGTTCGTAAAAATCTTGTCAAGAAGCGCGTAGGCATCGTCGGTATTCTCGGGCGTCAGCTTTATTTCCTTGCCGCCCACGTTTGCAGATTCGCCTATCTTGCTTGCTAGAGAACTCAAATTAGAGTGAGCCGCGCCAACATAGTCCGTGGTATCTTGAAGGTTCAACAGGCCCGATTCCGGTGTAATGTAGGCGATCGAGTAGGTGGAATCCGAACTGTATCGGAAAACGACCATTTCGGCAAGGTCTACATAGATTCCGATTCCCTTTGTCTTCATATCCTGGGAAAGTTTCTTCATGGCGCGTGAAACTGGGCCGACAAAAGTCCACCCGCCGGGGAACTTCACTTCTTTCGCCATTTCCTTGCCTTGCGGCACCAGGCCCAAGATAGCGCAAATAGAATCTATCACCATGTCGGCGGTGGAATCCTTCGGGAAAGACAAACAGACGGGCGTACAGGTGAACGGGCGCGTCAAGGAACGCAATGCGATAGAACGGATCACGGTGAGCGTGTCGGTTCCGTCCCTGTATGTCTTGGAATCAATTATGTTGCCCTGGTACATCAGGCCCGGTTCGGCCCCTTGCTCGTAACCGGCAAACAGCGCGACATTCGCGCCTCGTTGCAGGAACTTCGAAATAGTGTCTTCGTTCGCGTTGTGGATCGTGGCTTCAAGCTCGTTATCGTCAAAGACGCGGGAACGTACACAACGGGCGTCAATTCGTAACGACGCCACATCGACCTGCACCCCGTTCGCATTGCGGGCCTGTAAAATTACCTTTCTACCCCAGAGCATTTGCGGCCTCCCATTCCGCCAATTCTTCGGGCGAAATCCAGAAAAGGCCCCAGGAATCGCCAAGGGCCGAATATTCCGAAAGCGGCTTGCCTTGTCCCTCCGAAAGCGGCAAAACGATAATGTCGCCCTTGATCGGTGACAACGCCTTGTGTTCTCGCAATATCGGGAAGCGTTCTACAAGCCGGAACTGGCCCAATTCTCCGGAATCCGAAGAAACGGTCATAAACCACGCAGAGGCGCGGCCATTCCAGAGCAATCGCAACGTGATAACCATTTGTTCGGGAATAAGTACCTGGAACTTCTGGTCGGCGCTTATTGAAGGGTTGAACGGAATTTCAAGCATTATCAAATCACCCCCAAATATAGCTCATTCATCGTTGACTTGCTAATATTCTTCGCCACCTTCTGCCCAACGTTCACGCCGAGTGCCGATTTTCGGTTGATGTCGCTATCCATGTCCTTCGGCTGCACTTGCGCCGTGACTTCATGTTCCATCAGCGAGACGGTGAGAATTTGACGGAACGAAACCTTTATTTCGAGGGCGTCGCCTGAATCTCCGTTGCGTTCGGTCGAAATATTCGTGATAGCCACATTGTCGTAGACTTCCAACGACGTGACGATTGTCACGGGCTGCTTGGCGTCCATGACGGCTTTAAGGTCTACCCAGGCCTGTTTCGCTCGGTTTTCAAGCTGGTAGTTTTCGGCCTCGGCCATCAAGGTCTCGGAATCCTGCAATTCTAGCTGCTTGGCGCGTTCTTCGGCAATCTTGACGGAATGGTTCGTGACGAGACCGGTAAGCGAGCCCTCCTGGAGTTCAAGGAAAATGCCGTCCGAAATTGCGCGTCCGTCTTGCAGGGGGTTTTCGGTGACTTGCGCCGACTTGGAATGATCCTCGTCAAGAATCAGGTCGAGCTCGACGGAGCCGACCTTGTAGCCTTCCTTTGGATAGAACAGACATACGTGCTGGGGCAAGGACTGCTCGCCCAAGACGGTCTGTGCAATAGCCTTCAAAACACTAATCATATCGCCCCGATTGCAAATTCTTTGAGTTTAACGTTAAAGGCTGCATCGAAAGCCTGGCGAGACAAGGACGAAATATCGAACTTTTCTTGCGCCTTCGTGTTAGAGTCAGTCGCCTTCGTCTGCTTTTTCGTCGCGTCAGTAGATTCCTTGATAGTCTTTTCCAAATCGGCAAATTGCTTTTCAAGGTTTAGACCAGAACCTAAATTAGGGTCTTTCACCATGGGCGTCAAGGTGGACTTCCATTCGATGCCATATTCTTCTTGATATACTTGCTTTAACAGGTCAAGCGTCTTTTTACGGTCTTTGACATTTTCGCTTTTCTGCTTCAATTCAGTAGAAGCGGCCCGTCCTTCGGCCCCGCCAAGATTGGCTTTCTTTTGGAGATCGTAAAGTTTTTGATTTTCGTTTTCAAGATTCTTTTCAAGTTCACTTAAAACTTGTTCGGGCGTTTTCTTGCCTTCATAAAGATACTTTTGTTTAAAATAGTTTTTGCCCCAGGCTTTTTCCTTTTCCGTTGCTTCATGTTCGGAACGCGCCTTCAGCCAGTTGTAGGCTTCTACAAAACCTTCAATGGCCATCAGTGCAATACCGATAGGGCCTAAAGCCGTTTTCATGGCCATTCCGATAGCCTTGAACGCGGTCACGCCAACGGACTTCAACGAGAATAAAGAACTTTTCAACAAGCCCACGGCGGTTACTTGGTAGCCCATCGCGGCACCAGACGCAAGTGCGGCCCTTTGGATAACGGTTACAAAAGCGTACTTGCCAACGGCGGCAATTTTCATAAACGCATTGAACAGAGTTACCTGCAAATCTCTTGTCGCAAGGGCTATTACAACAACAGAAAGACGGCGTGCCCATGTAATCACTTCGTCAAAAGGAATGTCAAGAATGACATTGGCAAAACCTTTAACGCTGCTTACTATTGGATCCCAGTTGAACGCGATAAGCATATCGACGCCAGCCTTCATCATTGGCAAAAAGGCTTCAGCCATTTTTTGCAACGCCGTTACGAAATTGTCCTTTAGCGTTGAAATTCGACCTTGCAAAGTCTGGCTTTGAGCTTCTAGGTTTCCAAAGAACATCCCGCCTTCGGAGGTTGCCGCCTTGAAAGCCAAAGTAACCATGTCGGCACTAATCGCGCCCTTTTCCATGGCCGTCTTGAGGTCTTTCATGGACATTCCCGTTTTTTGGGAAATTATGGTAAGCGGGTTAAAGCCTTGACCGACCAACTGCAATAGGTCTTGACCCATCAAGCGACCGGCGGACTTTATCTGCCCAAAAACAAGCGCAAGAGAATTTAAACGGTTCTGGTCTGCACCGGCAACATCGCCCAACATCTTCAATGTGGGTACGACGCTATCCGCTTCGAGACCAAATGCCATCAAGGTCTTTGCGGCGTTTGAAAGTCCCAACTTGTCAAACGGGGTCTTTTCGGCAAACGCGGAAATTTCTCCAATAACATTTTTCGCCTTTTCAGCGGATCCAGTCATGACGGTAAATTGAGCCGTCAAGCCTTCCATAGTCATGGCGGCTTCTATGCCCGTCTTTGCAAGCATGGTAAAGCCCGCGCCGAGAGCGAGACCGCCGACGAATGTCTTGAAACCGGTCAGCGCCTGTTTGGCCTTGTCAATGCCTTTAGGGTCTACCTGAAAGCCCAAGCGGGTGAAAAGTTCCTCAATTACCATCAGCGTCTCCTTTCGTTCGCTTGCCGCATCTGTTCCATTTGCATGGCCTGGTATGCGTCCGCGGCGGCTTCACAATCGCGGCGCATATCGAGAATGGAATTGAAGTACCTAATATCGTCTAGGTCCCATTTCTCGACTTCGCTCAAAGGCTGGCCCATATCCACGACTAGGCGCAATACGGGCCACATATCCTCTACTTCGCCGGCGAGTGACCCGACAGAGCCAATCCGGGCCCATGTCTGGTCTCGGTGGGTTCGGCTCCTTCGGAGGTAGCGGTTGTTCTCTGCTGGAGACCAAAGCGAGCCGCCAACTTGAAAGGGGCCAGTTTGTTAAACTTCCAGCTTTCAAGGACAATCGAATACATGGCTTCGAGTTCGCCCTGGAAAACCGTGTCGATGTCCGTGGAGCTTTGGATTTCTACGGGCGGCATACCGGGCGCGGTAATGGTGCAACCCTTCAAGGAATCGACAATGATGCCCACGGCCTTTTCGTCGGGCAAGTCGGCGAGCATCTCGATGATGCCGTCAATGATGGAATTAAGGTTCACATCTTCGGACAGCTTCGACAGGTCGATGCTCTTGACAAGCGGCAAAACGAGGGTGCCCACCCTCTTTGCGAGGGTGAATGCCTTTGTAGCCGGAAGCGGACGGAACCGCACGGAGAAGTTTTCAATATCTTTAGTAATCGGGGAGAGCATGGGTTAGTTACCTCCTACGAGGTTGGCTCCGATGCCGGTATCAAACACCCATGCGCGGGTATTCAAATCGTCGCCGTCTTCCCATTCGGGATCCTTGCGAATCCATGCTTGCGGGGCGAAGAAAAGAGTCTTGCCGAGCAAGTCCTTGATGGTAAGCGGGAACACGCCGGCGTTCGTCACCTGGTCGGCTGCGAGGGCGGCGGAAAGTTCGGCGTTCACGGTAGCGGTCTGCTGGAGCGTGACGGTCACCTCGAAATCGCCCTGGTTCTTGTTGATGCGTTCCACATCGCCACCGGCTCCCTTGGACTTCACGAAAGCGTCGCCGGAACGGTTGACGGAAACAAAGGTGCCTTCGGCATATCCGCTAATGGGAATGACGCCGAAAGTGATAACGACCATTTTCGGGTCGTAGGTCTTGACGGTTAAATCAGGTGCGGGCATTTTTGGCCTCCTTTAATTACACGGAAATAGTGCCGTTGATGGTGACACGATGGATAGCACCCTGGTAGAGTGCGGTAAATTTGACGTCCGGCAGCTTGCGGGCCAGCTTGTCGGCTTGCGGAATGTCGGCGTAACGCGGGACGGTCACGACGATGGAATCAGCCTGCAAGATACCGGCAGAAGCGGCCTGGTTCAGTACGCCCTTGACAAGTCCTTCGATCATGGCTATGCCCGTGTCGTCATACGGAATCTTGCGGTTGTTGACGAGCGCGGAATAGACGCTTTCGCGGAGGCGGGCTTCAAGCCAGTCCGTACCGATGATAATGTCAATCCACTCGCCGCTTGCAACCTTGCCCTCCTGGGTGATATTCACGCCGCCGACTTCGGAATAGAAGTTGCAGTTTTTGGAAAGGATGTTGGTTTCCTTGGTTGCCGTGATGTTGTCGGCTGCGACGCCACTAAGCGTCTTGTAAGCCCAGGTGGAAGAACCCGGGTCATACGGGAACCCTTCGCCCATCCATGCGGCATCGGGATAGTCCGCGCCGTCCGTTGGTACGGCGTGGTAAATGACGGCGGTGCGGTCGCGGCTTGCCTTCTTAAGAAGGGACGCTGCGTCGGTAGAAGTTTCAGCATTGTAAATGCTGGAATAGATATTCGTGTCGGAACTCCAAACGATGCAGAATTTCTTTGCGCTTTCGACCCATGCGGCAACGGCGGTAATCTTGGCAGCCGTGTCAACCATGGCGGGATCGACAACGAGGCCATACCAGGAGTT